ATGATGATTCCATTTTCAGAAGAAAACAAAACCTATTTCTCACAGTTCAATCGAGGAATAAACAAAGACCACTTATGCTCTGCTAACTTGTTCCACCGTAAAATGATGATCCAAGATGGTTACTTCGGTAAGCTCATCACTTATAATCAACCACCAGTTACAAACTTTTGTTCAGTGGATATTCATTCACTCAACTATAAACAAGAATCAATGGACCAAGCAATTGCACAATTCAATGCATTGGACTTAAAGGCAGAAGGGGTATCCATTCCCCCAGAACTGTTGGATCAGTTTCAATCTCAACTCATTTACGACTATCTCTTAAAAGGCTCATTATGTTATATAGAGCAAACTAAGCGCACAGGAGTAGAACGATTCTTTGCCACCAAAAATGCAGCCATCATTAAAGCCTTCTCAACTTTACTAGCACCTACTGATAAGAAAAAGAAACTAACCAACTTCCAAGATCAGTTTAAAACCAGTTATCAAGAGCTAGAAACGGGCGTCTTCAAAGCAGTCAAACTTCAACCAGAAGTAGATGGTTTCCATTTAGCCAAACAACGTATCAATAGTAAACAACAAGTCAGCATCATACCACGTTACTCATTAGTGAACTATGCTCAATCATTGTACAAATACTATGCGGGAAAGGAAATAATCTCACTAATTTACACGGATGATGATGGGGCAAAACAAAAAATTCGTACATCTTTTAACATTCACTGTATTGCAAAAGAACTTGATCAAACACCCTTAGCAGTTTACAATTATTTGCTTGGAAGCTGGACTAGCCCACTCACTATAGGTCAACTATCCTTACCAGACTTAGACAAAAAGCAATTTTGTTCAGTTCCGTTACTCAATATCAATGATATTAAGGCATAAGATTAACGAGTAGCTAAATTATATGAGTAAAGCCCCTTTGAAAAAATCGAAACTTTCAAAGGGGTTTTCCTTTTGAAGTGAGGGGTATTTTTCAGCTTATGGTTTGGCTCTTGTGACTGCTCAGTAGCTTGAGTGGCTTGGGTGGTGTCTGTGGTTTCAGCAAATGCGAGTGTAGATGGTGCTAGTAGTGCTGAAAAGGCTAATGAGGTGGCTAAGACCGTGTTTGTGATTTTCCCCATTTTCAATCTTCTCCTTCTTTAGTTTTACTAATGCTTTTACACATTGTATATTAATGTAGTTTTATATCGAAAAGAAGGTGTTTATTGTCAATGTTTGAGGTATGTATGGTGATGGGTGGGTTTTTCTTGCATAGAAAAAGACGACATGCGTGAGGGCATGTCGTCTTTTATGAATTTCTCTTATATTTTATTTTACTTCATGGAAAGAATCTGAAATGTATTCGTACCAGTTATTACCGATTTTGATATTTACTTCTTCATGGTTCGTACCGTAGACTACTCTTGTTTGGAAACCAAACTTATCAAAAACTAATTGTATAAAATGGGCTGCTGCGTCACAATCGCCTTTTTTCTCAAATAATATATGATAGGCTGAGTATGCGTCTCTTCCTTTTTTGACAGTTGTATACTGATTGTCTTGAGCAAGCTGCATTGTCCAATAACTTGCTTCGTCTGCTCTTTGAATAGTGCTGTAAGGTACTCCATTGTCTCTGAGTTGTCCACCCCAATGTTCTGCTCCTGCAAGCATGTATTCATAAAAACTGGAATCTTGGTCAAGGTTTTTGGGGGCTTTCTTTCCATCTCGAAAATAGGCTATATAAGCATCATGGTATTTTTGCCCGAATGTGTATTCTTTGCTATGTGAATTGATGTAATTAATGACTTTATTGACAGATTTGTCGTATTGGGTTTGGTTGTCTGAACCGTATGTGTGTCCTTGCCATTTTACCTTGATACCATTCACATTCTCATATTTAGTTGCAGGTTTGGTGATTTTGATGGTTTTGGTTGCTGATGAGACTGTGACTTTGGCTGTTGTAGCTTTGCTGACAAGGTCGTATGGAACCATTGTTACCCCTTTATGCACCATTGATTTCGTTGATAGAGAAGTCTTTTTCTTGTTGATGTAAGCATAGTTTGTACCCCTTTTATGGGTTGTAGTTTTTGAACCTGCTTTGATTGTTAGGGTTTTGGTTTTGCTGTTGTAGGATACTGTGGCTCCTGCTTTCTTTAAGACCTCATTGGCAGGTACTAGATATTTCCCTCCTACAGAAATAGCTTTGTTTTTTGTAGCTATCGCTTTCCCATTATAAGTAGTTTTAAAATTGGTGATTTTTGCTTTAGAAACCATCGTGATTTTTGGTTGATTAGCTATACTTGCAGTTTCTTGATCTGCTTGTTGAAGATCAAACAAATTTCCTAATTGGATACTTGTAACCACAATTGTTCCACCGATGATGCCAGTTGTAATCCAACGTGTAGTTTTCCCCATCGCTTTTCCACCTTTCTTTGATCTTATCCCTTACTTTCCTATTAATCTATTCAGATAACCGTACTTTTTATTGATTACCATAATTATATCGAATCCCAAAACAACAGTCCATAGGAACTAGTAATTTAGAAAAAAATACAAAGGCATTCTAGTAGGTTTATAAACCTACTCCTTTATGGACGGTTCCCATAATCTATTTTCTAACGTCTAAAAAATAGGCAAAAAAACCTTTATGGACGTTCATAAATGATTAGTTTTAATTAGACAAAAGAGGATAAAAGAGCTAGAATCACACAAAAATAAAGGATGTGTTTAACATGAATCTGGGCTATGCTCGTGTCTCAACTAGAAACCAACACCTAGACCGTCAGTACGAGGTCTTGAAACATTTTGTATCAGATGAACGGTACATCTATTGCGATAAAGCCAGCGGAAAAGACATGGAACGAACAGAGTTTCAAAATTTGTTAAAAGCCATTCGAGAAGGTGATACACTTTACATCAAATCACTGGATCGACTGGGACGCAACAAATCACAAATCAAACAGTACTTAGAGTACTTCAAACAAAATCATATTCAGGTGAAAATACTTGATATGCCAACAACAATGCAGGAGTTCCCAGAAGAACAAAATTGGATTGGTGAAATGATCAACACCATTCTAATTGAAGTCTACTCCACTCTAGCTCAGCAAGAGCGATTGACACTATTGCAACGACAAGCAGAAGGTATTGCCGCAGCAAAAGCTAAAGGAAAACATCTAGGTAGACCTGTACTCGAATTGCCCAAAGAGTGGTCAAAGTTATATGGGCAGTGGAAAAATGGTCAGATTAAGACAGTTGAATTCATGGCGCATATGGGGATGAAGAAATCCACTTTCTATAAGAAAGTAAAGGATTTTGAGGCGACATTGAAAAAGTCAGGAACCATCTAGTTATGTTGTGTTAGTTCAATTAGAACTGACACTTCTTTTTTATAACAGCATGTTGTCTCAGATATCAGAAAATTTTCATCTAAAACAAGTAAGTTGATTGTCTATAAACAGAATTACTAAAAAGTCATTTTTCTATGTAATGAGGGCGAGAATTACTTAATCAAAAGTAAATTGAATCTTCATAGTAGATAAATAGGTAGAGCACCATAAAAGTCACAGCCCATCTTCAGAAAAAAATTTCTCAGTTGATGTTAAATCGTCCCAATGGTGTCGCAAGAACTGAGAAAATCCTTCATTTGGGGTATGGCGTGTAGTTAGTTAATGATCATTAACTTTCAATACACGCCAAGAGGTGCAAAACGGATGAATACAGAGAAATGTTTTGAAACCCAACTACCTAATGTAGAACGTTTTTTTAATAACAATAATGAAATAGGCTTCAGTGTTATAATTGAAAATCTGTTAAAAGAGAAAACAGAAAATTTGGTTAAATCAAGCTATGATAGTAAACAGGTAAATGTGGCTACTTCAGATAAGGGGGTAGCTTAACATGAAAGCAGCAATTTATATTCGTGTTTCTACTGACAGGGAAGAACAGGAAATATCTTTAATAAATCAAAGACAATACTTTGAAAATTATATAAAAGAACGTGGTTGGGATATTTACGAATTTTATGTGGATATTGAAAGTGGAACAAAAAAGAATAGAAAAGATCTTAAGCGACTTATCTTAGATGGCAAACAAAAAAAGTTTGATATCATTCTTGCAAAAGAGCTTTCTAGACTAGCTAGAAATCAAGGGCTAGCTTTCGAGCTCAAAGAAGTAATTGAAAATTATCGGATTGATCTTATTACAATGGATAATGCTATTAATACGTTAAATGGTAATACTCAAATGTTTGGTTTATACGCATGGATGTATGAACAAGAGGCAGAAAATACTAGCTCAAGAATTAAAATGGCTATGCAAACGAAAGCTAAAAAAGGGTATTTTAGAGGTTCAAATGCACCATATGGATATAAGGTTAATAAAGGAAAATTCATAATAAGAGACGATGAGACACCAGAAACTGTTAAGAATATATTTAAAATGTATCTAGATGGTAATGGTTTTGATGCAATAGCAAGAAAATTGTATAATGCGGGGATCAAAACACCTTCTCAAGTATTAGAAAAGAGAAATCAAAGTCCGCTTTGGCATGGTTCGACTATTAGAAAAATACTTGAAAATCCAAATTATACTGGTGATTTAGTTCAAAATCGTTCGAATACAATTAGCGTAACTAATAAGAAACGAAATTTTAACTCCAAAGATAAATATATAATTGTAGAAAATACACATGAAGCCATCATTTCAAAAGAAATGTTTGAGTCAGTTCAGACGCTCATTGCTTCTAGAAGAAAAAAATCAATAGATAACCCAGAAGTGAATAGTAGAGCACATGAGAATGTTCACTTATTTTCCAATATGATTTTCTGTGAAGATTGCGGTAGTGCTTTTCATTACAAAAAGAATAGAAAAGGGTATATTTGTGGTAGATATAATAAGCATGGTAAAAAAGCTTGCTCCGATCATCATGTATTAGAAGAATCATTAAAATTAATTATACAAAGAGATTTGAGAAAATTAGCAAAGAACTTACAGGATGAAAACCGATATGCTTTAGTTGAAAAAATATTTAAAAAGGAAAACGAAAAAAGTGAGAGAGAATTGAAGTCAGTGACAGCAAAGATTGAAGCAATGGATAAATCGAAAAATAAGGCTACAGAAAAATTTATAGAAAATCTAATTACAAAAGAAGCTTATGATTTATTTATAACTTCAAAAGATAGAGAAACAGCAGAACTCCATACTAGAGAAGAAAAACTCAAAAAGGTTATTGATACTAGCATTGACAAACAAGCCTTACAAAAAATAAAGCAATCAATTGATGAAGCATTATCCTTTAATGAATTGACGAGAGACATTATAAACAGATTTATTGAAAAAATTGAAGTAAAAGCTGATGGCACAGTAAAATTATTTTATCGCTTTTCTTGTTCTGATAAAATTTTAAAAGAATTTTGTGATTAAGTTTACTAAATTTAAAGTACTTAAATAGTAATTTACAACGGTTGGTACTCGGCACATGTGGAGTGTGTTGTTTTGATGTCAAGGGCGGAGAAATAGGACTGCTCAAAATACTGATAAATAGAGGGTTTTCAAGATTGGAGGGTTTTCTGCCCGATGTCTGGCAGTGCCTTTTAACCTTGGAAATCCTTATTTTTATTTATTGAGGAAACATATCAACTAAAAAAATCAGCGGAAGGTTGAGGAGATAGAATGGATGATTTTGTAGGGTTGAGGAGACAGGACAGATGTAATGGAATACATTAAATGTCTTGATTATATTAAGTATTTAAAATAATGTAAGGTGTTTGGATTTACGAGGCGTTTAAAATGTCTAACTTTATAAATAGATTGTTAGTTCATTATTGTTAGGTGCCCAATTATTCTGTTAAAAATGAATGAGCAATGGTAAAGAGTTTTAGTTTACGAAATGAAATGAGTGTGGTAGTATTATCCTAGTATTAATTCTATATATATAGAATTTTTTTCTATTTATAGAGAAAAAAGGATGAGTGACATGTCTGTATCATATGATAAATTATGGAAGTTAATTATAGACAAAAAAATAAATAAAACACAACTCCGAGACTGTTCAGGGATTACATCTGCTACATTAGCTAGATTAAGTAAAAACCAAGGAGTTTCACTCGAGGCTTTAGAACGTATCTGTCGAGCTTTGGATTGTGAAATAGGAGATATTGTTGAATTTATAGAAGATAAGGTGATTTTAGATGAGTAAGAGATATACAGTAATTGATTTATTTTCAGGTGCGGGTGGACTTAGTCAAGGATTTGTACAAGCAGGTTATGAAATATTAGCAGGAATAGATTTTGATGAGGCGGCTCTTCGTACATATGCTCATAATATTAAAGGAGCAAAAGCCTTAAAGGAAGATTTGTATAAAGAAGAGGAGTCCATTAAAAGTATAGAAAATGCGATTGGAAATCGAGATATTGACGTTATTATTGCGGGTCCTCCATGTCAAGGATTTAGTCTAACTGGATCACGAGATATTAATGATTCTCGAAACAAACTTTATGTTGCCGTGGCTCATGCTGTTAAATACTTCCGTCCAAAAGCATTTTTGATTGAAAATGTACCTGGTATGGCAACTTTATATAAAGGGACTGTCAAACAACAGATTATTAATACTTTTGAAGATATGGGTTATGCAGTTAGTGTAACTGATCCACCTTTGCTCGCATCAGATTATGGGGTACCACAAAATAGAAAGAGAATGTTCTTTGTGGGATACCAGAAAGAACTCGGATATGACTATTTTGCTTTTCCTAAGCCTATACTAGATTCCAAACATCATGTAACAACATCGGAGGCTATATCTGATTTACCATCTTTAGTTGATACTCTGGGAGAGAGTATAATGGAGTATACCTGTGAGCCGCAAAGTAGTTATCAAAAAATGATGCGTAAAAACTCAAATGTTATATACAATCATATTGGAACCAATCATACCGAAGAAGTAAAATGGGTGATTAGTCAAGTTCCTGAAGGAGGAAACTATAAGAACTTACCTCCGGGAGTAGGTGAATCTAGAAAATTTAATGAGGCCTGGACACGTTATCATAGCCAAAAGCCTTCAAAAACAATAGATACTGGTCACCGAAATCATTTTCACTATAAATGGAATCGAGTACCAACAGTAAGGGAGAATGCTAGATTACAATCCTTCCCAGACACATTTGAGTTTTTAGGAACAAAAACTCAGCAATATAAACAGGTTGGTAATGCTGTCCCTCCTTTGTTAGCACAAGTAATTGGAGAGGAAATGAAAAAGCATTTGAATAATGGTGTTAAAGTTTTCATGGAGGAAGCCCTATGCGAAAAATAAATAGTATCGAGTTATTTGCAGGTGCAGGCGGTCTATTAGATGGATTCGAGCAAACAAATAACTTTAATCTTCTTGCAGCAGTTGAATGGTTAAAACCTCAAGTTCGTACTTTGGTAAAAAGATTAGAAACAAAATATGGTGATGAAGATGCGAAAGATAAAGTGCTAAACTTTGATATACAGCGCACGGATGAGTTACTATATGGTTGGGATGATACTGAGTTTGGGAAGGGAATCGGACTTGATTCACTTATAGGGGACAAAAGGGTAGATTTAATTTCGGGGGGGCCACCATGTCAAGCCTATTCCTTAGCTGGACGTATTCGTGATGAAAATGGAATGAAAGACGACTATAGGAATTTTTTGTTTGAATCTTATATTAAAATAGTTAATCACTATCAACCGAAGCTTGTTGTATTTGAAAATGTTGAAGGGATTTTATCGGCTATACCAACAGGAGAGAAGATTACAGATTTAATTAAAAAGGCATTTAATGAAGCTGGCTATGAAATTATAAATGATTTACGGAAATATGCCTTGCTTGATATGGCTGATTTTGGCGTACCTCAAAGAAGGAAGAGAGTTATTATTGTTGGTATTCGTAGGGATTCAAAAGATGTAGATTACCAAGAAATACTAAAGAATTTTTATTTAAGAATGCTTTCAACTAAAAAAGTAGTCAAGAAGAGTACAGTGCGTGATGCTATTTCTGATTTACCCCCCATTTATCCATTACAAAACCCTCTTAAGCGGCAGGCTTATGAGAATAATAATGAAATCAATGGGCACTCTTCACGTTTTCATAGTAAAAGAGATCAGGAGATATTTTATAGTCTTGCAAAAGATATTGAAGATGGATATTTTCAATATAATTCCGCTGAGGCACTAATCGAATTGTATTATCAAAAGACTGGAAGAAGAACTAATGTTCATAAGTATCATGTTCTTCGTTGGGATGAACCTAGCAATACTATTCCAGCACATCTTAAAAAGGATGGATTACGACATATACATCCTGATCCAGAACAAATGCGATCTATAACAGTTCGAGAGGCAGCAAGGTTACAGACTTTTGATGACGATTATGAATTCAATGAATCTCAGGTTTCGAATTTTGAAATGATTGGTAATGCTGTCCCGCCATTATTTGCTAAAAAATTAGGTGAACTTATGCCAACCTTATTTAAAATAATAGAACAAGTAGAAAAAGGAAAACAAGAACTTGCAATTTAAGTTCTTGTTTTCCTTTTAAACTGAGAAGTCCGCATAATATACACCATCTTCAATTAAAGAGAGTGTTATTGTATCCCTTCCATAGTTTTCAAGAGTTTCCATAGTGATGGCATCGTCAATTTCTACATTAAGACGACTACGTAAATACCGGCCAAGAATACTTTTTTTAGAAATTCGTTGCCCATTTAAAAAAGGCTGTTTTGATGAAAATGATGCTAATTGTTTAGGATACTTTTTATCCTTATATTTTTGTACTCCTTCTAGGGAAGCTTCCATAATGGTTCCATCATCCCAAATTAATTCAATGGGATCAGAATTTCGTTTTCTTCTCCCGTCCGGGGTAGTGAATTCGGGATCAAAGGGATTTATTAGTGACTGATTGCTATTTAATACCTCTTTAGGTAATCTAATATACGCATCACCGGCTGCGACATGGGCCTTACTTGTTAATCTAGCCCTTCCCCAATTTAGTCCACTAGAAAGAGGCACTTGTTTTACTCCTCTTGCTTCACTATATAGTGGAATATCAAAACTATGTTTTATATTATATGATTCCTTGGTTTCAGCAACTTTTAGATTTGCAAAATCAATAATTTCCTGATTTGCTTTAATAGTCGGGGTCTCGGATGAGTGTTCAAGGATAAATTGATAGTATAAATCTAATGGACTAAAAGTATCTCTTGTTGCATCTGCAAGGGATTCTCTATAGTCAGTACGTAACCCGTTAGAAGAAAAGTTTGCAGAACCGATTAGTGCTGATAAAACTTTTCCCCTATGTTTCCATATATAGATTTTTGAGTGTATTTCTTGTTCTGCAAATCTAATAGTTAATGAGTCGTTAGATTCTTTTATTCGATTTAATGAATCTAACAACCTAGCATCTATACCAGAGGAATACATTCCACCGATTACTGTGATTTTCATATTTTTCAATTCTGATAAACGTTTAATTGGAGCAGGACCTAGATAACCACTTATAATAATTAGTTCATCAGGTTCTTCTGGAAGTAATTCATGCTTTGAAAAGATAATTTCTTCGATACCAGTATAATATAGCATTTTATGCACACCTCTTAATATTGCCAACTAAATTGTAGAATAATTATTATTTAACTCTTATTATTTCCATGATATCTGAGATATCACAATCTAAAGCAGTGCAAATTCTGAGTAAAACGTCAGTAGTTATGTTCTCACCTTTACCTAATTTAGCTATAGAAGCTGAGCTAACCCCACTAATTTTTTTTAAATCCTGTTTATTCATATTCTTATCAATTAACATTTTCCAGAGTTTATTGTAGCTTATTCGTAACATTTTGCTACCTCCGTTTTACAAATTACTTTTTCGGTTATTTATATAAATCGTGTAAAAATCCATAACGACTTTCTTTATATTTACTTTTATATTTATTATGTGTAAATTCAATCACTTTAGCACCAGCAGACTCATATTCTAAGTCTGGTAGATCTTTTGTATTTTCAATAACTATTATTTGTCCTTTAGATTGACTGTCAATAAAATATTGGAAAAGGGCTGTTCTCATACTTGTAGGAGCATTATCATTAACTCCCTGATCTAAACCAAGTAGAGGTGTATCTACTACAAAAATGCTAGTCTTATAGACAGCATCTTCTTGCAAATATTGTCTAAAAGTTAAACCTAATACGGTGTTTATAAATGCCCAGTATCCTTTACCATGACTTACTTCTTTAGCTAAGCCATTTACTTCTAAATCAAAAGTCCCCATATTGAAATGAGCAGTATTTAAATTCTCATAATTGCATTCAGTTAGTATCGAATATGCTATTTTATCTATACGGGAATTAAAATCTACTGGATAATGTTCTTTTGGTTTAAATTTGGGTTTTTCTAAATCCTCGTTTTGCTCCTGCTTTTGTAATTCCGTAATCCAATCCTGTGAAACATTGTGTAGAACTGTTGATTCTTGTTGTAATTGTATATAAGTACGATATTGTTGGATTGCATTTCTCAATTTATCTGCTTGAGGAACAAGCTCAATTTCAATCCATTTTTCAATCTCGGCTCTTCGGCTTTCTAAATAGTTAATCTTTTTTTGAAGTTCATTTAAAGTTGAAACGATGTCATTTTCACTTTCTGTTAAACCTTGTAATTGTGCGATGATACGATTCAACTCAGCTCTCGATGCTTCAATAAAGGACTTTCTTTCTGATGGTTGGATATTTCCATCACAAAAAGGACATTTATGGTTTGTATCAATAGTGTGTAAATGTACTTCTCCATCCACGATAAAGGTAAGTCTCTTTATATCAGCTGTATATTGGCTTTTCAATGATTGAAAGTGCGAATGAGTTACTTTGGTTTCAGCTTCTTTTTCTTTAAAAACTAGTAAAGTACTAAGTAAATCTTTGCTTTCCTCTGTGGCAGCTACAAGGGTCTGTTCAGTTTCAGAAAGATTATCGATTAACTTTTGCATTTCTTCTTCAATATCTAAATTGCTATATTCTAATAGTGAATTTTGAAGTTCTTCTCTTTTTGTAGACAATTGAGCAATTCTACCATTTACAAATTGCCGAACAGCATCCCTTTTCGCTTTGCTGATTTCATCCTTATCTTGTTCTTCCATATTTGGATAATTATCACCTGTGAGAAGATATAGTAAGGATGAAAAAAAGTAAGGATATTGCGTAGGTGATGAAGGCAAAAGTACAGACTTTGGATTTTCGATATCCTGTTCTCTTAACCAAAAGAGCCTAGTAAGTGTATTCCATTTTAAACGTTGTCTAGCAAAATCTTGATTACTTATTATCATTGGCAGCTCATTAATACCAATTAATTTAAGACATAGTTCATTTAATACAGGGCGCTTATTCCCATTAGTCTTATAATCAACATCATAGTCACCACTCTCAATTGAGTTGATTTCGGTGACTACATTTACTATGTTTTTCCCAAGCTTTCGAGAAAGATGAATCGGTCCTTCTGAAGTCATAAGTTCAAGACTGACACTATTATATCCTGTTTGTTTATGTTCAAAAGGTTTATTGATAACCCCCATAGCAAATTGAATACACTTTAATACACAGGTTTTTCCGGAATCTGAAACCCCACAAATAATATTTAATCCTTTATTGAATGTAACAGTGGCGGGAGTTTTCCCGGTGCCAGTTGCTGTAACCTTAGTTATATAAAATGTCATTTGGGATTACTCCCTCCATAGTGATTTAGATGCTGCTTGTCCGAATAAGTTGAGAAGTTCTTTGTCGTTTTTAGAATCCATATATGTGAGGGCTTTCTTGGCATATATTCTATATTCAGTTGCGTAATCTGAAGTTAGGGAACTACATAATGTTTGACCACGGTTCGAAATAAAGTATTGAAAGCCATCTTTTGAGTATGAAACTTTTATCATATTTTCAAGGACTAGATTCTTTATAGCGCCTTGTGCTAATAATCTCCTGGCGGAAAATTCAGAAAAGCTAAATTCATTATCTCCGTGAAGATTACTGTCCGATAGTCCAATTTCCTTTGAATAATTTGAAATGAAATCTGCTGTAACAAGGTCATCTAATGTACGATTTTTATTTTTGGATAAAGATAGGACAAGTAATAACCTCAACGACATTTCAAATTCAGTATTAAAAATTTTATTATACATCTTCGTCTACCCAGCGAACACTACCGTCATTTGCCAATAAGTGACAGGTTCCTTTCTTTTCTTTTGGTCCTACGAGATTTTGTATGTTGCTTACAATTGATGTAGTGGAGCAATCTACTACTTTTTTCATCACTGTTACTAATCTCTTGTAACCATTATCATAGTCATCCCATAGAGTGTCTTTAATATAATCGAACGTTTCGGATTTCCACTTTTCAGCATGTACTTCTCCTTTTTCAAAAGACTCACGAAGAAAACGATCAATGCGTACAGCACTATAATAGTTGATTCGTTGGTCAGAGAAATTCCTCTTATATTTTTGTGGAAGAGAATCCAAATCGTTTTTTGTGAGTTCCTTACAATTCACGGCATCTCCATAGGCAGCTAGAAGTTCACTGACGTAAATTTCTTCTTCTGGAGCAATATCTTGTGGTGGCTCTAGTTCTTTCGGAATAGAAATCTCTATATTTCCAACATGTAATTTTCCGTCCGATTCATCGTAGTAGATAGTTTGTACAGGAAAGAATGTTAATTTTTGAGTGGGATTCGAGTTATTAGAAACTATAGCACTAGATGTTTCTCTACCCTCATAAATATCATTTAAAATTTGAAGAAATAAATCAGCGCAAGCATAACCTAAATTATCATTGGAGTTAAAATCTGGAATCATTGTTTTGATTTCATCTTCAATTGCCATTTGATTATGCCCATTAAATCCGTTTATATATTTTGCAAATTTATCCGTATCTTTACGGCTTATAACTTTACGTACCTTCTTTTGATTTAAAGGGTTTGTCCCTTTAAATAGCCTGTTTAACGAATCTGGAACCAGGGTGCTGAAAGGGTTATATTTATCGTTTTCAGATAGCATTATTTCTTCAGGGGATTGTGGATTTCTCATAATATTGTCGAAAAGTGACAGAAAAAATTCATGTGACTTATATGAATTGTCACTATGTTTAAATAGTATATTCGCAAATTCACTAAAGAGCATAATCTGTCACCTCTAACCATGTTTCCGAATCGTTCCAAACTTTTCCGAGTCCTCCCGAAATGGAAGGATTTTTTTTTATACAATTTTTTTAGATATTGAGTGATATGAAAAATTCAAGAGTAAATTAGTCTATTTAAATTATATCACGTAAATTGCCACTTAACTAGAAGTGAACATTTATGAATGCAGAGATTTTAACAGCGTTCAATGAGTTTTTCTTTTAAAAAAATATCAAATGCCTGATTTGCAATAAGGGCAAAGGATACATATTGCAATGTTTCAGTCCGTTTAGGATTGTTATGCGTTGCAATAGAAGTACCTTACCTTATTGCGCTCATTTTCAGGACAAAGGGTCTGTGTACTTCGAGGCACAGACCTATTTTTGTATCCTTTGCCGCCAATGCAGTCCGGCGGAAAGGATGCAAAATGAAAATTAGAATTATGTACGACAACAAACCTACCTATTTGGAGGTACCAGACGAGGACTTTACCTTAATGATTGATGCAGATTACGAGGACAGGCTATCCTGTGCCGAAGATAAGGAAACTGTAATTCGCCGTTCGCCACAGGAGATTATGGACGAGCGTTTTAACAAGCCTGATTACAATAACTGGCACAAGTTTGATAGAAACAGAGGGATGCCAAAGAAGCCATTCCGTAAAGATGACCAAGCTGTAGATGAAACCGATCATATGGACTATTTCTCTGATAACACAGATGAAGAGACTCGTGAGAAAAAAGAAGAATATGAGTATTGCTGTGAGATTATTCGTTCCATTCTTAAGCCGAAACATTCAGAACCTTTTATTGCTGTATATCTTGATGGCATGTCAATGACTGAGTATGCAGAGCGTGAGGGTGTTAGTAAAAGTGCCATTTCACATCGTTTAGATACAGCTAAGAAGAATTTCAAAAAAGTTTTTCCAGAATCCTCAACTTTCCCCTCTTGCCAGGGCTAATAGGTAGAGGGCAACACATAAACGCTCTCAGAAAGAGGTGAAGAACATGAAACACAATTTGAAAATCAGTGTTTCAAAAACTCCACAGACTGGCGGGATTGTTTCCTGTCGTAATGTCACCATAAGGGAGCGTTTCCTCCGTTTCTTACTTGGTGATAAGCAGAAACTGACTATCCTTGTTCCGGGTGACACCGTACAGGAACTCGCCATTAGTGAGATTAAGGAGGGAGGATTAAACCATGAGCAAAATCAAACTACTTCTTGATGTGGTTTCTGATATGCGTTCTTTGGCAGACAGCATAAAAGCGGTTGCTGATGCAATGGCGGGCAATGAACCTGTCGAAGTAAAAGAACCGACTACACCTGTAAAAGAACCTGCGCCAAAGAAAAAGGAGATCACTCTGGAGGAAGTAAGAGCAAAACTCGCTGAAAAGAGTCAAGCCGGTCTTACTTCTCAAGTGAGAGAAATCATCAAAAAATACGGTGGCTCTAAATTAAGCGAAGTTGACCCCAAACATTATGCAGATATGTTGAAAGATGCGGAGGTACTAGGTAATGAGTGATCACGCAGTACTTTCCGCATCAGGGTCCCATAGGTGGCTTAATTGCCTACCATCTGCAAGATTGGAACTGGAATTTGAAAATAGCGAATCCAATGCGGCCGCTGAAGGTACAGCCGCCCATGCCCTCTGTGAACATAAACTTAAAAAAGCACTTCACATGAGGAGTAAGCGTCCTGTCTCGGCTTATAACACGGATGAGATGGAAGAACACAGTGCTGCCTATGTGGAATTTGTAATGGAGCAGCTTGAACTGGCAAGGCAAAGCTGTACGGACCCGCTAATACTTATTGAACAACGTCTTGATTTTTCTTGCTATGTACCCCAGGGCTTTGGAACTGGTGACTGCATCATCATTGCTGATAAAAAGCTTCATATTATCGATTTTAAGTATGGCATGGGTGTGTTGGTAGATGCGGTGGATAATCCGCAGATGAAATTGTATGCCCTTGGTGCTTTGGAAATCTACGATAGCCTGTATGATATCGAGGAGGTTTCCATGACCATCTTCCAGCCACGCAGGGAGAATGTCAGCACATGGACAATCCCAGTAGAGGAATTAAAAGACTGGGCAGAAAATGAACTGAAGCCAAAGGCGAAGAAGGCCTATGAAGGCGAAGGTGACTATCTTCCAGGTGAATGGTGTACTTTCTGTCGAGCGGCTGTTAAATGCCGTGCAAGGGCTGAAGAGAAACTGAAATTAGCACAAATGGAGTTTAAATTGCCACCCCTGCTTACGGATTCTGAAATTGAGGAAGTTCTCTCTAAATTGTCCGACCTTACAAAGTGGGCAAATGAAATCATTGCTTATGCCACGGATGCAGCTGTTAATCACGGCAAAGAGTGGCATGGTTTTAAGGTAGTCGAGGGCAGGTCTATCCGTAAATATAAGGACGAAGAGGCTGTGGCTGAAGCAGCCAAGGCAAACGGCTATAAGGATATCTATCGTCAGAGTCTCATTACCCTTACGGAAATGCAGAAGCTGATGGGCAAAAAGACATTTGAGCAAATTCTCGGTGGTCTCATACATAAACCACCAGGCAAGCCAACGCTGGTTCCAAATTCGGATAAGCGGCCAGCTAAGAATATATCAAACGTAAAAAACGAATTTAACGAAATAACGGAGGAATTGGAATATGAATAATCAAAACAGAACTAAGGTTGTTACAAGCGTCAACACACGTCTTAGCTACTTTCACGGCTGGGAGCCCGTATCTATCAATGGCGGAGCGGAAAAGTACAGCGTATCTGTATTGATTCCTAAAACAGATAAGGAAACCATCAATGCTATCAATGCAGCAGTAGATGCAGCCATCGAAGAGGGCATTGCAAAGTTTGGTGGTAAAAAGCCGAATAAGGCTGCTATCAAACTACCACTTCGAGATGGTGATATAGAACGTGATGATGAGGCTTATAAAGGGCATTACTTTGTAAATGCCAACAGCAAAACTCCACCCCAAATAGTAGATAAAGCGGTTAGACCTATCTTGGATCGCAACGAGGTGTACAGCGGTTGTTATGCAAGAGTATCCCTAAATTTCTATGCTTTTAACTCTAATGGAAATAAGGGTGTGGCTTGTGGTCTTGGCAACATCCAAAAGATAAGAGATGGAGAGCCTTTAGGTGGGAGAACCAATGCAGCTGATGATTTCACAACGATTGAAGATGATGATTTTCTAGCATAAAGAATAAATACAGGCGGGGTGGTGGAGGTTGTTCTTCTGCCACCTCGTTTGCATTGGAAAGGGTGGTAATACATGAATTCTATTTCTATCGATATTGAAACGTTTAGTAGCGCCAATCTTCAAAAGTCTGGTGTTTACCGTTATGCCGAGTGTGATGATTTTGAAATTCTACTATTTGGGTATTCGGTGGATGGCGGCGAAGTGGAGGTGGTTGACCTTGCCAGTGGGGAGGAAATCCCAGATGAAATTATAAACGCACTTATGGATAATTCCGTCACCAAGTGGGCTTTTAATGCAATGTTTGAGCGTGTGTGTCTATCAAAATGGCTTAACCTTACAAATTATCTTGACCCTACATCTTGGAAATGCTCCATGATCTGGTCGGCATATGTGGGACTTCCGCTTTCGCTAGAGGAGGTCGGTGCAGTTTTAGGTTTAGAAAAGCAAAAATTGACTGAAGGTAAAGACCTTATTAAATATTTTTGTACACCCTGCTCCCCTACTAAATCAAATGGTGGTCGAGTTCGTAATCTACCGGAACATGACATGGAAAAATGGGAGCGGTTTAAAGCATATAACCTTCGTGATGTGGAAACCGAGATGTCAATACAGCAGAGATTATCCAAGTTTCCAGTACTAGAGAACATCTGGGAGGAGTATCATCTCGACCAGAAAATCAATGATCGGGGCATTGCCATTGACATGACTTTCGTAAAACAGGCTGTCGAGATGGATGAACATTCCCGTGAAAAGCTGATGGCTTTAATGCAGGATATAACCAATTTAGAGAATCCAAACTCTGTGCAACAAATGAAAGACTGGCTTGCCGACAATGGGCTAGAAACAGAGTCCCTTGGTAAAAAAGCGGTTGCTGAGATGTTAAAGTCAGCACCTGAACCACTAGGCACTGTTTTAGAACTTCGTCAGCAACTTGCAAAATCATCGGTGAAAAAATACACAGCAATGGAGAACGCAGTATGTAGTGACGGTCGTGCAAGAGGAATGTTTCAGTTTTACGGAGCCAACAGAACCGGCAGATTCTCTGGCAGGCTGATTCAGTTGCAAAATCTCCCCCAAAACCATATGCCCGATTTAGAACAGGCCCGTGCTTTGGTTCGAAGCGGAAACTTTGATGCACTTACTTTACTCTATGATTCAATCCCAGAGGTACTGTCGGAGCTTATCCGTACAGCTTTTATACCACGAGAAGGTATGAGGTTTATTGTTGCAGATTTCTCAGCGATTGAGGCTCGCGTCATTGCTTGGCTTGCAGGTGAAAAATGGAGAATAGATGTATTCCAAAATGGCGGTGATATCTACTGTGCAAGTGCCTCTCAGATGTTTAATGTACCTGTTGAAAAGCATGGTGTGAATGGTCATCTTCGCCAGAAAGGAAAAATTGCTGAACTTGCTCTCGGTTACGGCGGATCTGTTGGAGCATTAAAATCAATGGGTGCTTTGGAGATGGGAATTGAAGAAGAGGAACTTCAGCCTCTTGTAACGGCTTGGAGACAGTCCAATCCCAATATCACAAAACTCTGGTGGGATGTTGACCGGGCAGTAAAAACTTGTGTTAAGCAAAAAACTCCCACAGAGACACACGGCATTAAATTTATCTATCAAAGCGGGATGCTCTTTATTGCTCTTCCTTCTGGTAGACGACTTGCCTATGTGAAACCTCGTATGGGAGAGAATATGTTTGGTGGTGAGTCAGTTACTTATGAAGGTGTCGGTGGAACGAAGAAATGGGAAAGAATCGAAAGCTACGGTCCCAAATTTGTAGAGAATATTGTTCAAGCAATTAGTCGTGACATTTTGTGTCATGCCATGCAGACATTAAAGAATTGTTCCATTGTGGCTCATGTACACGATGAAATTATCATCGAGGCGGATATGGGAATGTCACTTTCCACTATTTGTGAACAGATGGCTAGGACACCAACCTGGGCAAATGGCCTGTTACTTAGTGCTGATGGCTATGAGTGTCAGTTTTATCAAAAAGATTAAAATAAATTATTTCAAAATCCTCAACAATTATTACCTCCTGTGGCTATTAGGTAGAGGGGTTTCCTCTCTGACTATATTGCAGGAGGTAATTCGTATGGACGAATTAGTAAAAATCAATTATGAAAATCAACGACCAACCGTACTCGGTCGTGATTTACATGAAGCCTTGGAAGTAAAGACCGCTTATAAAGATTGGTTTCCAAGAATGTGTGAGTACGGATTTGAGGAAGGATCAGACTTTAGCTCATTTTTGAGCGAAAGTACTGGAGGCAGACCAAGCATAGACCATCAGTTAACAATTGACATGGCAAAAGAGCTATGCATGATACAGCGTACTCCAAAAGGGAAAGAGTGCCGTCAATACTTTCTTGAAATAGAAAGAAGATGGAATTCCCCAGAAGCAATCATGGCAAGGGCACTTCAGATTGCCAATCAACAGCTAACTCAAGTAAGGAAACAAAATAAAGTGCTTGAAGGTACGATTGCTGTTCAGAATCAGCAAATTACAGAAATGAAACCGAAAGTCTCTTATTACGATGTAGTTTTAAATTGTAAAGACCTCATTTCCACATCAGCAATTGCCAAAGATTATGGCAAATCAGCTATTTGGATGAACCGCTACCTTAATAAAAAGGGTGTCCAGTTTAAGCAAGGTGGTATCTGGCTTTTATATCAGAAGCATGCGGAAAAAGGATACACCAGTACTAAGACACATAGCTACCTTGGCAGTAACGGTGAACAGCATACAAAGGTCCATACATATTGGACTCAAAAAGGCAGACTTTTCATTTACGAACTTATGAAGGCGGACGGTATTTTGCCTCAGATAGAAATGGAGGGTGTGTAATGGGGATCAACAAATTTAACCATGAAGGATACCATGACCCAACTCCCCATGAAGCACTGACCAACATAATGAGAAAGGAAAAGGCAGAGAAAAAATCTGCCTTTAAGCCACTTGTATATATCTGTTCCCCCTATTCCGGTGATATAGAAGGAAACATTAAAAAGGCTCGTAGCTTTTGCAGGTTTGCCTTGGAAAGTAACTGTATTCCAATTGCTCCACACCTTATGTTTCCGCAGTTTATGGATGATGAAAACCCAAAGGAACGGGAGCTTGCCATATTTATGGACATCGTGCTTATGGGCAAATGCTCTGAGGTGTGGGTGCTGGGCAATACCATCTCAAGCGGTATGGCAAAGGAGATTGAAGTTGCCAAGAAACGCAGGCAAACGGTCAGGTATTTTAGTCCGGAGCATGAGGAGGTTGAAAGCTTATGAAAATTGCAGTGGGCAATAGCCGGATGGACAAGAAATGGAAAAACAAAGATATCTCCTGGGAGGATTTTTGCTCCCGTGTAAAGACAACACAGCGGACCACAGAAACAGTACAAGAATATCGGAAACTTAAAAAAGGTCAGCAAGATGATATCAAAGATGTCGGTGGCTTTGTCGGAGGGCATTTAAAAGAAGGAAGGCGAAAGAAGGGCAATGTTCTCTGCCGCTCTTTACTTACCCTTGATATGGATTACGGTAGACCAGATATTTGGGAGCAAATCTCAATGCTTTTTGATTTCAAATGTTGCGTTTACTCCACCCATAAGCACACACCGGAAAATCCGAGACTCAGGCTTATCGTTCCCCTTGCTCGTGAAATCAGCGAAGAAGAATATGCAGCCGTTGGACGTATGGTGGCAAAAGAAATCGGCATTGATCTTTTCGATGATACAACCTATGAGGCGCATCGCCTTATGTATTGGCCATCCACTTCCTCTAATGGTGAATTTGTCTATGAAGAACAGGATGGGGCATTACTTGACCCTGATGTTTATCTCTCTAAATATGAAAACTGGCGAGATACAACAACTTGGCCCGTATCAAGCAGGCAGTCTGAAGTTATTAATCGCAGTCTTAAAGAACAAGCAGATCCTCTTTTAAAGGAAGGTGTAGTAGGAACTTTCTGTCGCGCCTATTCCGTTCGTGAAGCAATTGATAAATTTTTAGGTGCAGTTTACGCCCCATCTGCTATGGAAGGGCGATATGACTATATTCCAGCTGACAGTAGTGCGGGTGTGATTATCTATGATGATAAATTTGCATACAGCCACCATGCTACTGATCCAGCAAGCGGCCTGCTTCTTAATGCTTTTGATCTCGTTCGTATTCATAAATTCGGCTCTTTAGATGATAGAGCTTCCTCTACTACGGCTCCTGGCAGGATGCCGTCTTTTGTGGCAATGTGCGAGTTTGCTATAAAAGATGAAGCGGTAAAAGCCGAGTTCGCAAAGGAAAGACAGGCTCAGGCTGAAGAGGAGTTTAGTGATGAGGATTGGCAGACAGGTTTGGAACTAGATAAGCAAGGTCGGATAAAAGACACACTGGATAACATTGTCTTGATTATTCGGCATGATGAGGAATTACAGCATATCGCTTTCAATTGCCACCGTGACGGTATTGATGCCAAAGGTGGTCTGCCTTGGGAACAGATCAAGATGGGTTGGAATGATTCGGATAACGCACTTCTTAAGGTGTACTTAAGCAGCAAATACGGAGTCTATTCCCCTACCAAGACCAAAGATGCTGTATTAGCTGTAGCGTCAGAACGAGCCTACCATCCTGTTAAGGAGTATCTAGACTCCCTGCCAAAATGGGATGGTATTAGCCGAGTAGAAAATCTACTCATTGATTATTTCGGTGCAACAGATAATTCCTACACAAAGGCAATTATTCGCAAAACGATGGTTGCGGCGGTAGCCCGTATTTATAGACCAGGCACAAAGTTTGATAGTGTTCTTATCTTAAATGGTCCTCAAGGCATCGGTAAGTCAACCTTCTTTGCTAAGCTTGCCGGAGATTGGTTTTCAGACAGTTTGACCATTACGGACATGAAAGATAAATCAGGTGCTGAAAAACTTCAAGGATATTGGTTGTTGGAACTCGGTGAGCTTGCTGGAATGCGTAAGACGGATGTGGAGATTGTGAAGTCCTTTATTTCAAGGGCGGATGATAAATACCGTGCCAGTTATGGGGTCAACGTCGAAAGCCATCCCCGTCAGTGTGTAATTGTAGGTTCAACGAATGCAGAAAGTGGATTTCTTCGAGATATCACGGGCAACCGCAGATTTTGGCCAGTCCGCATTAACGGTAACGGTAAAAAGAAAGCTTGGCAGATGACCAAAGAGGAAGTACAGCAGATTTGGGCAGAAGCACTAGTGCTTTATGAGAAGGGCGAAAAACTCTACCTTGAAGGTGATGATGTATCCATGGCGACGAGTGAACAGGCAGATGCGATGGAAACAGATGAACGAGAAGGACTGGTTCGTACCTATCTAGATACGCTCTTGCCGGATGATTGGGACACGATGTCTTTGTACGAGCGTAGAAATTTCCTTGGCGGTAGCGAATTTGGCGGCGGCACCCGGGTTGGAACAGTAAAAAGGACCCTTGTTTGTAATATGGAAATTTGGTGTGAGTGTTTCGGTAAAGAGGCATCATTGCTAAAGCCTTCAGATTCCTATGCCATCGGTGCCATTATGAGAAAGATCAGTGAGTGGAACAAGTACACTGGGAACAAGAATGGTGTTGTAACGTTTCCTGTCTACGGAAAGCAACGAGCTTATTCCCGAGTCGAGGAACAACGCTAAGTTGTATCTTACCTTGTTCCCATACTTGTTATTTCCCTAAAGTTAGTAATGAAAAGGAAAATCAACGGTTCGGAACAAGTGGAACAAGAAGTAACCTATTTATTTATAAATAATAAAAAGAAGTAATAGTAGCCTGTGCATACACGCATACACGCGCGTATAGGAAAATTGGGTCAAAGTTGTTTTCTTGTTCCGAGCCTTTTTACATGGGAGGTATTTATGCTTGAAAAATATATCGAAAAGAAACTGGTGACTGAGGTAAAAAAGATGGGAGGCATTGCTGCGAAGTTTGTTAGCCCAGGTTTAGATGGGATGCCAGATCGCCTGGTGCTTTTACCACATGGGAAGATGGCATTTGTAGAATTAAAGGCTCCCGGGAAGAAACCTCGACTGTTACAGATTAGAAGAATAAAGCAATTACAGAAGTTAGGCTTTGCCTGCTATGTCATTGATGATGTTAAGCAGATTGGAGGGATACTCGGTGAAATACAATCCTCATAAATATCAGACCTATGCAACGAACTTCATTCTAGAGCATCCCATTGCTGCGGTGTTTTTAGAAATGGGTCTTGGCAAAAGCGTCATTACTCTAACTGCTATATTCGACCTGTGTCTTGATCGTTTTGAAATTGGAAAGGTTCTGGTCATTGCCCCACTTCGAGTAGCTAGGGATACTTGGCCAGCTGAGATAAATAAGTGGGAGCATTTAAAAGGGCTAGAGTTTTCGGTAGCCATCGGCACAGAACAGGAGCGATTGGCGGCTCTTAGGAAACCTGCAAGTGTCTATCTTATAAACAGAGAAAATGTTGATTGGTTGGTAAACAAAAGTGGTATCCCTTTTAATTTCGATATGATGGTCATTGATGAACTATCATCCTTTAAGTCCTATGGTGCAAAAAGATTTAAAAGTTTACTAAAAGTAAGGCCGAGGGCAAAACGAATTGTGGGTCTTACGGGTACACCTTCCAGTAATGGGTTAATGGATTTGTGGGCAGAGTTTCGTATCCTTGACATGGGTAAAAGACTCGGCAGGTACATCACTCACTACCGCAATTCCTTCTTTACACCGGATAAACGTAATCAGCAGATTGTATTTTCATATAAACCATTGCCAGGTGCTGAAGATGCCATATATCGGCTCATTTCGGATATCACCATTTCCATGAAATCAGTGGATTTTCTGAAAATGCCAGAATGCATGATCAATGAAGTGCCTGTGTATCTAAATGACAAAGAACAATCAGTATATGATCACTTTCGTGAAGAGATGGTTCTTGAATTTGCTGATAAGGAGATTGATGCCATGAACGCAGCCGTCCTTTCAGGGAAACTCCTGCAAATGGCAAATGGTGCAATCTACGATGATGATAAAAATCCTCATATTATTCACGACCGCAAGCTAGATGCTATTGAGGATCTAATTGAAGGTGCAAACGGCAAACCTGTGCTTATTGCCTATTGGTATAATCACGATTTAAAGCGTATTAAAGCAAAATACAATGTCAAAGAAATTAAAACTTCCAAAGACATCATGGATTGGAATAATGGTGATATTTCTGTGGCAGTTATCCATCCAGCATCGGCTGGACACGGTTTGAATTTACAAAGTGGAGGTTCAACGCTTATCTGGTTTGGACTTACTTGGAGTCTGGAACTCTATCAGCAAACCAATGCGAGACTTTGGAGACAAGGACAAAATGAGACCGTGGTAATCCACCACATTATTACTAAAGGCACGATTGATGAAGATGTGATGAGAGCCTTGAAACAAAAGGAAAAGACACAATCCGATCTTATCAATGCAGTCAAAGCAAATCTTGGGAAAGCGAGGGAAGTTGTATGATGGACGCTTTTGAAAAACTGGCAAATGCCATTATTCTACAGGCAGTCAAGGATTATCGTTTTGCACTGAAAAGATTAGCAAAACACCCTCGCAATGATTCTGCTTTATATACAAAACGTGAGGTTGAGCGCTTCTTTCATTCTGGATTGTTCAATGTTCTCACCTCCCTAAACCCTGACATGTTAATTCAACAGCTACAAGAGGAGGTGGTGCGATGATGACAGCTAAGGAATTCTTAAAGCAGGCTTATCGCCTGAATGAATTGATTAATTCCGACCTTGAAGAGTTGCAAAACTTAAGAAATCTATCAAGAAGTATTTCATCCCCCATTCTTGAGGAAAAAGTCAGTCGAACCAAGAGTACTGACCCACCCTTTGAAAAATATGTGATTAGAATAATAGATTTGGAGCAACAAATACAGCAAGAAGTTGAACGATTAGTAAAGCTGAAATCAGATATCCGTGAAGCGATTAACCAGATGGAAAACGTGGATGAGAAGCTACTTCTTCGCTACCGATACATTAACTTTCTTAACTGGGAAGAAATCTGTGTCAACCTTAATGTTTCTATGAGAACCGTACACAGACTCCACTCATCCGCTTTGCAACATTTAAAGGTTCCAAAATAAAAAGGAGTAACCGGAAAATAGTGCAGGAAGAGGGTTAAAAGGCCCTCTTCACCATTACCTTAGTCATTGTATGAAAATTACAGTGATTTAAATAATTAGTTTCTCCTTTTTAATGATTATTAAATTAAAATGAGCTGTCAAAACAACAACTCATTGCTTACCCACTTTGAATACCGACCTAATGCATGATCTCAGTATAAACTTTTACAGTTTTCTGGTAGTTTGAAAGGATTTTCTTTATTGATACGCTCATAAAACATAATTCCATTTAGGTGATCTATTTCATGTTGAATAACAATAGAGGAATAGCCATTGAGTTTTAATATTATTTCTTCTCCTTCTAAATTAAACCCTTTCACTTTAATTCTCTCATATCTTGGTACGAACCCATTTATATCTCGATCAACAGATAGGCACCCTTCACTTGGTGGTAAGTAAATCATAGAAACGGAATGGCTAATAATTTTTGGATTAATAAGGGTATATTCATGTTCTTTCCCCATCTCGTCAGTGAAATACGCTACAAACATTCGCTTATTCAAGCCAATCTGATTCGCGGATAATCCAACTCCTCCACGTAATTTATATTTTTTGGATAGAATGGGGTCTTGACTATTTTTTAAGAAATTCATCATACTAGTTAATGTTTCCTTATCTTCCTCAGGGGGAGGTACCATCACTTCCAGTGTTGGTCGATGTAAGATATCATTACCTTCCCTTACAATATCTTCCATTGTTATTATATAATTTGAATGAAATTTATTCATAAATAAACAATTCATCTACCTTTACTTTTAACGTTTTTGATAATTTGAAAGCCAGTTCCAGTGTGGGATCATATTTATCATTCTCTATACAATTTATTGTTTGTCTAACAACTCCACACTTCTTAGCAAGTTGCTCTTGTGTTATCCCCAATTTGTTCCGTATTGCTTTAATTTTATTTTTCAACAGTATCACCTATGTCAAAGATATTGGACATTGTTATTATAACAATTACAATAAACATGTCAATAACTTTGGATATTTTTGAAAATATCTATTGGTGGTTTTTGTACGCAGTAATCTGAATGCTCGCAAAAGGTTGGCACACTTTGGCACAGTTTGGCATACGATGACACTGTTTGTCTGTAGTGAAAGTTATATAATGGTAGTATGGAATATTAATAAACAGAAGCCTTCACGGGAGAACCACTCCTGCGAGGGCTTTTTCTATGGGCAAAAGGAGGTGCAGTATGCCAAAGAAACCTAAGCGACCGTGCTCTTACCCTGGTTGCCCAGAACTAACCGACAAGCGCTTTTGTGAAGAGCATAGTAAGAAGGAAGCTGCACGGTATGAAAAGTATGATCGTGACCCATCAACCCGTAAGCGTTATGGTCGTGCTTGGAAAAGGATACGTGACCGTTACATTGCAGCTCATCCTCTTTGTGAGGAATGTAAACGACAAGGAAAGCTGACCCCAGCAACCGAAGTGCATCATATTCTCCCTCTTGCAAGAGGAGGGACTCACGATAGAAGTAATCTGATGGCTCTTTGTACTCCTTGCCACTCTGCAATCACGGCAAGAGATGGAGACCGTTGGGGAACCCGATAGGGGGAGTCAAATCTCCACAGCTTTTCATTTGTGTAACGGGCGTGGGGTAACGCGTGAAAATTCGCGGTTTCAAACGGGGTAATAGGCCCATCGACGAAAAGAGGTGAGTGAATGGCCAAAGATGGAACAAATCGTGGCGGCGCCCGTATAGGCTCCGGTCAAAAGAAGAAACCACTTGCTGACAAAATTGCAGAGGGAAACCCTGGTAAAAGAAAGCTTGAAGTCGTTGAGTTCCAAAATACTGCTGACCTGAAGGGGCAGGAAATGCCAAAGCCAATGGCCATGCTCTCCGCAGTGCAAAAGGATGGAAAAACCCTAGTAGCGAGTGAAATCTATGAAATTACATGGAAATGGCTTGAGGAACGTGGCTGTGCCCATTTGGTACTTCCACAGCCTCTAGAGCGATATGCCATGAGTGCGGCCAGATGGATACAGTGTGAGGAAGCAGTAACCGAGTTTGGCTTTCTAGCCAAGCACCCAACCACCGGCAATGCTATTCAAAGTCCTTATGTAGCGATGAGTCAGAACTTTATGAGTCAGACAAACAGGCTATGGATGGAGATATATCAAATCGTTAGAGAGAACTGTGCTACAGAGTATTCTGGTTTAAACCCACAGGACGATGTGATGGAGCGACTGCTATCTGCCCGCAGAGGAAAATAAAAATGAGGAGATATGATGTAATGAGTAAAAGATATTTAACAGCAGAAAGTGTATGTGCTGGACATCCTGACAAACTATGCGACATCATAGCAGATAGCATTTTGGAAGCTTGCTTACGTAAAGATAGGGCATCAAGGGTGGCTTGCGAGGTTATGGCGACTAAAGGAAAAATTATCGTGGCGGGCGAGATCTCCTGCAGCGAGAAAGTGAACATTAGAGACATTGTAAATACTGTACTGAAAGATGTGGGATACAACCCTTTAAAATTTTTGATTTATGTATATGTACATAATCAAAGTGTAGATATTGCGGCTGGTGTGAATACCGCGCTAGAAGCACGAAATGGAATAAATGAACAGTACGGTTCCATAGGTGCCGGAGACCAGGGAACAATGTATGGCTATGCTACAAAGGAAACAAGGGAAATGCTTCCCCTACCCCTTGTACTTTCTCACAGAATCGTAAAGAGACTGGATGATTGTCGTAAAGGAAAGCTGATAAAAGGGATTCTTCCCGATGGTAAAGCACAAGTAACGGTAGAATATGAAGCTGACACTCCAGTGAGAATAAAGACGATTGTGATATCGGTACAGCACGATAAAAATAAAACACAGGAAGAACTTAAGGCAGATATCCTTAACAATGTCTTATGGCAGTGCTTTGAAGACTTCCCTTTTGATGATGAAACAGAAATTCTCATCAATCCATCAGGTCAGTTCGTACTTGGTGGTCCCGCTGCCGATACGGGTTTGACCGGAAGAAAAATCATGGTCGACACCTATGGAGGGCTTGCATCTCATGGAGGTGGTGCTTTTTGTGGTAAAGACCCAACCAAAGTTGACCGAAGTGGTGCCTATATGGCACGGTACATTGCAAAGCATATCGTCTGGTGTGGTTATGCAAAGAGATGTGAAGTTGGTATATCCTATGCCATAGGTAAGGCAAATCCTGTAGCCTTTTCTGTAAATACCCTTGGCACAGGTATTGTTTCTGACGAAATACTAACTCTTGCTGCACAGGAGGTTTTCAACTTAAGACCTGCGGCAATCATAGAGAAGTTGCGTCTAAGGAATGTGATTTACTCTGATACAGCCGCTTATGGTCACTTTAATAGTTGTCTATTCCCGTGGGAGGATGTAAATAAGTACAGTGAATTTAGAAAGGCGGTGGAAAAGTATGTTGATAGAGAAGATTAAAATCAAACAACTCATCCCCGCTGAATATAACCCAAGAAAGGATTTAAAACCGGGTGATCCGGAATATGAGAAACTCAAACGCTCCCTTGAGGAGTTTGGATATGTAGAACCCGTAATATGGAATAAGACCACAGGCAGAGTCATTGGAGGCCATCAACGTTTGAAAATCCTGCTGAGTATGGGTATAGATGAGATAGAATGCGTAGTAGTTGAAATGGATGAGCAAAAGGAGAAGGCGCTGAACATTGCACTAAATAAAATTAGTGGTGATTGGGATAAAGACAAATTAGCACTTCTCATCACGGACCTAAATGCTTCAGACTTTGATGTGTCTTTGACAGGTTTTGACCCGGGAGAGTTGGACGATCTTTTCAAGGATTCCCTTAAGGATAATATAAAAGAAGATGATTTTGATGTAGACAGTGAGCTGAAAAAGCCCGCTGTTTCGCATTTAGGGGATGTTTGGCTACTTGGACAGCATCGATTAGTCTGTGGAGACAGTACAAAGAAAGACACCTTTGATGTCTTGATGGATGGGAAAGCTGCCAATCTGGTAGTTACGGACCCTCCATATAACGTCAACTATGAAGGCACTGCTGGAAAAATCAAAAATGACAATATGGCGAATGAAGCGTTCTATGATTTTCTGCTTGCGGCATTTCAAAACACCGAAGCAGCGATGGCAAAGGACGCTTCTATTTATGTATTCCATGCGGATACCGAAGGACTCAATTTTAGAAGAGCATTCTCCGATGCAGGATTTTATCTTTCCGGTACTTGTATATGGAAAAAGCAGTCCCTTGTTCTCGGTCGCTCTCCTTATCAGTGGCAGCATGAACCTATTCTCTTTGGGTGGAAAAAGAAAGGCAAGCATAACTGGTATTCCGATAGAAAGCAGACCACTATCTGGGAGTTTGAGAAACCAAAGAAGAACGGCGACCATCCAACCATGAAACCAGTGGCACTTGTGGCATATCCCATTATGAACTCAAGCCTTAGTAACTGCATTGTGCTTGATCCCTTCGGTGGTTCAGGAAGCACACTGATTGCCTGTGAGCAGACCGATAGAATTTGTTACACCATTGAACTTGATGAAAAGTACTGCGATGTCATTGTAAAAAGGTATATTGAGCAAGTGGGAAATTCTGATGGTGTATTTCTATTAAGAGATGGTTCGAAATTTAGATATGGTGACCTGCCAAATGTTGATTTATCTACACAAAATACCGCCGATTAATAGAATCAGAAAGATGCTCTAAATGACTTGATAATAACAGCTTTTAGAGTGATATATGTACGTACCGAAAGTAGAAAGGCGGTATGAAAATGCAGATTAACTATAATGTTACAGGACCAAAAAGAAAAGCACTGGTTAACGCAATCAGCCAAGAACTAAATGCCCCTGTAAAATATCTCGGAGCACCTACATTTGCATATGAGGTGGCAGACTACAATGTTAACAAAAACGGGGTACTTAGCGGACCAGATAATAAGGAACTGGTCGATGATCTATTGGGACTTCACGACTTCAAAGCAATTTCAGAAGAATTTGACACACCACTTCCGAAAGCAGAAGTAAATGAAAGGGAAGAATCTATCAATCTGATAATTCAAATGCCAAGGGCGGATTTTACCGACACAGCAATCGAGAACCTAAAAGGATTAGTAGAAAGTAAAGCTACTCTTATAAAGAAAGCACTTGATACGGACTCCATTCCCATCATTGAAGATGAGGAATATGTCGCCTTCCCTTGGTTTCAAGGTGAGTGCTCCTCAGAAGAGGTTAAGGCATACACCCATTTTGTCACGGCACTTTGCGAAATGGCGAAAAAACAGACCCGTGTCAACACCACCGAGAAATCAGTAGAAAATGAAAAGTATGCTTTCCGTTGCTTCCTGCTAAGGCTTGGTTTTATCGGCCCAGAATATAAGATGGAACGAAAGATTCTCCTCTCCAAGCTGTCAGGTAGCTCCGCTTTCAAAAGCGGAACGGCAAAGCAGGAGGTGAGTGAACAATGAATATCATTCACCCAGAAATGTTAAAGCAACTTAGAGGCTATTACACTCCAGGGACACGTGTCATGCTACTTAAAATGAACGACCCTTACACAAAACTTCAACCTGGAGCTAAAGGTACGGTTACTAGTGTTGATGATATCGGAACGATTCATGTCAGTTGGGACTCCGGTGGTTCCCTTGGAGTGGCCTTTGGTGAGGATTTATGCAAGAAAATCGAAGAGTAAAACATACACATTTAAGCCAAATATGGCAGTAAATATGTAGATTTATATTGCGGAATTGCCTTGCTATAAAAGCCTTTTAGAGTGATATATGTACATGCCGAAAGGACACACACACTTTAGAAGGAGCGAGAAAAATGTTAAACGCAAAATTTGGAATCGAAATCGAGTTCACAGGAATCACAAGGGAAAAAGCAGCAAAGGTTGTTACTGAATTTCTACAAGGCACTTATGCTGAAGGCGGGACCTATTACGATACGAAAAAGGTAACAGCACCAGACGGTCGGGTTTGGAAGTTTATGAGTGACGGAAGCATCCACTGCCAAAGAAAAGAAGGCGGAAGGAAGGTTGCCGCTGGCAGAGAATACAGCGTCGAGTTAGTCAGCCCCATTCTTACCTACCAAGAGGATATTGAAACATTACAAGAGCTGGTGAGAAAGCTACGCAAAGCCGGAGCCTTTACAAATACATCTTGCGGCATTCACATTCATCTAGACGGTGCTAAGCATACACCAAGAAGTATTCGAAACTTTGTAAATATCATCGCAAGCAAAAACGACTTATTTTACAAAGCACTTCAAATTGCACCGCAGAGAATGAACTACTGCAAAAAGATGGATAGCATTTTGGTTGAGAAAATGAACCGCAAGAAGCCTAAAACTTTGAGAGAAATTGAGGACATTTGGTACGAAGGTTACAGTGAGAGTAGAAGCGCCCACTATCACAATAGCCGCTACCATTTCCTCAACCTTCACAGCTTTTTTACTGGAAACCATACAGTTGAACTTCGAGGGTTTAACAGCGAGCTTCATGCTGGGAAGATAAGAAGCTACATCGTTCTAGCACTCGCCATTAACCACCAAGCCTTAACGCAAAAGTGTGCATCGGCAAAGAAACCTCAAGTGGAGAACGAGAAATTCGCCATGAGAACCTACCTAAACCGAATTGGTTTTATTGGCGACGAATTTGCAAACTGCAGAGAACATTTAACCGCAGCACTTTCGGGTTCAGCTGCATGGCGGTTTCGGGCGGCCTGAGCTGCCCTTAACCCCAAAAGCTAAGAAGGAGGATGACAATGAATAGTAAATTATATCTTGCCTATGGTTCCAACCTTAACCTGGAGCAAATGGCCAACAGATGCCCCACAGCGAAGGTGGTAGGAACAAGCCAAATCAATAACCACCGCTTGTTATTTAGAGGAGCACACGCGGGCGCTGTGGCAACCATTGAGCCTTTTAAGGAGGACAATGTACCAGTTTTGGTGTGGGAAATCACACCAGCTGATGAAGCGGCACTTGACCGCTACGAAGGATGGCCTTTCCTTTATCGCAAGGAAACCGTAAAAGTGAAATTGAACGGCAAAACCGTCAAGGCAATGGTCTACATTATGAATGACGGAAGACCGCTTGGACAACCGAGCTGTCATTATTACAGTACCATTTTAGAAGGCTATAAAAGTGCGGGCTTCGATGTGGATATCCTGCGCAAAGCAACAACCGATTCAGCTGAATCGGAGGAGGTAGTCAATGAATGAGATAATTAAGGAACAAATCCTTTCCATCCGTGAAAGTGGAGTCACAAATATGTTTGATGTGAACCGAGTCCAGTATGAAGCAAATGAACGAGGGTTTTATGAATTGGTAGTCTATTTAATAGACAATAAAGCGGAATATGCTCATTTCATAATGACAGGGGAAGTGGATGGAAATAAGTAAATAAATTAAACAGGATAAGGAGAAGGGCTTCATCTATAGGATTGAGGCTCTTTTCTTTTGTCCTTTTTCATAAAAGGGGCGGTGTTTATGCGGAAACTGAAGAAATATAAGCCGACCGCCTTTATAGCTGATGGGTCATATTACGATAAGGATGCTGCTGATTACGCTGTAGCTTTTATCGAAGCACTCTCCCATACGAAAGGTTTATGGGCAGGTAAGCCTTTTGAACTTATCGATTGGCAGGAGCAAATAATCCGTGATTTATTTGGAATTTTAAAGCCAGATGGATATCGGCAGTTTAATACTGCTTATGTAGAGATACCTAAAAAGATGGGAAAAAGCGAGCTTGCCGCAGCAATTGCACTTCTCCTCACTTGCGGTGATGGTGAAGAACGGGCGGAGGTGTATGGTTGTGCCGCCGATCGCCAGCAGGCATCAATTGTATTTGAAGTAGCAGCCGATATGGTGCGGATGTGTCCGGCACTGAATAAACGAGTAAAGTTGCTGGCTTCAACTAAGCGATTGGTGTACCTGCCGACCAACAGCTTCTATCAGGTATTGTCGGCTGAAGCCTACTCCAAACACGGCTTCAATATACATGGTGTTGTTTTCGATGAACTTCATACTCAGCCAAACCGGAAACTATTTGATGTTATGACGAAGGGATCTGGGGATGCAAGGACCCAACCGCTGTATTTTCTTATCACCACAGCGGGAACGGATACTCAAAGTATCTGCTACGAAACACACCAAAAAGCGGTTGATATTATTGAGGGCAGAAAATACGATCCTACCTTTTACCCCGTAATCTATGGTGCTAAAGAAGAGGATGATTGGACAGATCCAAAAGTGTGGAAGAAAGCAAATCCAAGCTTAGGAATTACGGTGGGAATTGACAAGGTAAGGGCAGCTTGTGAAAGTGCAAAGCAAAACCCTGCTGAAGAGAACAGCTTCAGGCAGTTAAGATTGAATCAGTGGGTTAAACAGTCTGTCCGTTGGATGCCAATGGCAAAGTGGGATGCCTGTGCATTTCCAGTTATACCAGAAAGTCTTGAAGGGCGGGTATGTTATGGGGGTCTTGACCTATCTTCTACAACAGACATTACAGCCTTTGTGTTGGTGTTCCCACCAGAGGATGAAACAGATAAATACATTGTTCTTCCGTATTTTTGGATGCCAGAGGACAACATTGACCTCCGAGTCCGAAGAGACCATGTGCAATACGATCTTTGGGAGAAGCAAGGGTATATTCTAACCACAGAAGGCAATGTAGTGCATTACGGCTACATTGAGCGGTTTATTGAAGAACTGGGCGAAAAGTATAACATTCGAGAAATTGCGTTTGACCGTTGGGGAGCTGTTCAAATGGTTCAGAACCTTGAAGGATTAGGCTTTACTGTCGTTCCTTTCGGTCAAGGCTTTAAAGATATGTCACCATCAACCAAAGAACTGATGAAATTGACATTAGAAGAAAGAATAGCACACGGTGGGCATCCAGTGCTTCGGTGGATGATGGACAACATCTTTATAAAAACTGATCCGGCGGGCAACGTGAAGCCGGATAAAGAAAAAAGTACAGAAAAAATAGATGGCGCGGTGGCAACTATCATGGCACTTGATCGTGCTATTCGTTGTGGCTCAGGTAATAGTGGGGATTCGGTGTATGACGAGCGAGGTTTGATTGTCTTTTAAACCTTAATGGTTAGCACAATGTTTATATTCGGAGGTGATGCCTATGAATCTAATAAAAGGACTATTTCGTTCAAGAGACAAACCGCAAAACCGTGTGGGCAGTGCATTTTCCTTTTTGTTTGGCGGTACGTCATCTGGCAAAACGGTTAATGAGCGTACTGCAATGCAGGCAACTGCGGTGTATGCTTGCGTAAGGATACTAGCTGAAGCAATTGCAGGACTGCCACTACATGTATATAGATATCGTTCTGATGGAGGTAAAGAAAAGATTCCTTTCCACCCGCTGTATTACCTTCTTCATGATGAACCAAATCCAGAGATGACTTCATTCGTGTTTCGAGAAACACTGATGAGTCATCTTTTGCTTTGGGGAAATGCCTATGCACAGGTGGTCAGAAACGGTCGTGGGCAGGCAGTTGCACTTTATCCCCTACTTCCCAACAAGATGGAAGTTAGTCGAGCAACAAACGGAGAGCTGGTCTATACCTACTATCGTGATACTGATGAAAGTGGCCTAAACCCAAAAGGTGGCTATGTCACACTCCGTAAAGATGAAGTTCTACACATACCTGGCTTAGGTTTTGATGGACTCATTGGCTATAGCCCTATCGCTATGGCGAAAAATGCAATCGGTATGTCACTTGCTACTGAAGAGTACGGTGCGGCATTCTTTGCCAATGGTGCTAATCCCGGAGGTGTGCTGGAACACCCAGGAGTAATCAAAGATATACAGAGGGTCAAGGATAGTTGGAATAGCGCCTACCAAGGCACAGGCAACGCTCACAAAATTGCTGTGTTGGAAGAAGGCATGAAGTTTCAAGCCATTGGTATCCCGCCGGAACAAGCGCAATTTCTTGAAACACGGAAATTCCAAATTAATGAGATTGCGAGGATTTTCCGAGTACCGCCCCATATGGTGGGTGATCTTGAGAAGTCTAGTTTCTCCAATATTGAGCAGCAATCGTTGGAGTTTGTAAAATACACCCTCGATCCGTGGGTGGTGCGATGGGAACAAAGTCTCCAGCAATCGCTTATTTTGCCTTCTGAAAAAACTTCACTGTTTATCAAGTTCAATTTGGACGGTCTGCTTCGTGGTGATTACCAAAGTCGTATGAATGGCTACGCAATAGGACGGCAAAATGGCTGGATGTCTGCCAACGATATCCGTGAACTGGAGGATATGAACCGCATACCAGCTGAGGAAGGCGGCGATTTATATCTGGTTAACGGAAATATGACAAAACTGGCTGACGCAGGCGCGTTTGCCAAAACCGAAGGAGGTCAGTAAATGAGGAAGTTCTGGAACTGGGTGCGAGATTCTGATGAAGAACGTACCCTCTATTTAAACGGAGTGATATCCGAAGAAACGTGGTGGGGCGATGAGGTCACACCTAAGATTTTTAAAGATGAATTGCTGGCAGGCACTGGCGATATTACGGTGTGGATTAATTCCCCTGGTGGTGATGTGTTCGCAGCAGCTCAGATTTATAACATGCTGATGGAGTATACCGGAAAAGTCACTGTAAAGATTGATGGGCTTGCGGCAAGTGCGGCATCCGTTATTGCAATGGCTGGTGGAGATGTGTATATGTCCCCGGTTTCCATGCTTATGATTCATAACCCATCAACTATTGCTATCGGTGACAGTGAGGAAATGTTGCGGGCAAAGGCTCTATTGGATGAGGTCAAGGAAAGCATTATTAATGCCTATGAGTTAAAAACGGGTCTTTCTCGAACAAAGCTCTCCCATCTGATGGACGCAGAATCATGGATGAATGCGAATAAAGCCATTGAACTTGGTTTTGCAGACAAGATCATGTTCATGGAAAGTGAAACACCAGATTTGACGGATAGTCTTATCTTTAGCAGGATGGCGGTTACTAACTCGCTTATCAGCAAACTGCCAAAACAACCAAAACAGAAAACAGGTACACCCATTGAGTCGCTGGATAAGCGGCTTTCTTTAATTTTGCACTAATTTAAAGGAGGAAATAACAATGAGTAAAATTCTTGAATTGCGTGAGAAACGCGCTAAAGCTTGGGACGCAGCAAAGGCATTCCTTGATTCAAAACGTGGCGGTGACGGACTGTTATCCGCTGAGGACACGACAACCTATGAAAAAATGGAAGCAGACGTGGTGGCTCTTGGCAGGGAAATTGAGCGTTTGGAACGTCAAGCAACTATTGACTTGGAACTGTCGAAAGCAATCAGTAACCCAATTACGAACGAACCTACTAGAACTGGAGAGGAAAAGACTGGTCGTGCAAGTGCTGAATACAAAAAAGCTTTCTGGAACGCTATGCGTGACAATGTCAGCTATGAAGTAAGAAACGCTCTAAAGATTGGCACCGATTCTGAAGGCGGATTCCTTGTGCCAGATGAGTTTGAGCGTAATTTAGTAGAAGCTCTAGAGGAAGAAAATATTTTCCGTAGACTGGCCAATGTAATCACGACATCTTCTGGTGACCGTAAGATTCCTGTTGTTGCAAGCAAAGGCACAGCTAGCTGGATAGATGAAGAAGGAGCCATTCCAGAAAGTGATGACAGCTTCGGTCAAGTATCGATTGGTGCTTATAAACTAGCAACGATGATTAAAGTCTCTGAGGAACTGCTAAATGATTCCGTGTTTAATCTCGAAAGCTATATCACAAGAGAATTCGCTCGTCGTATTGGTAACAAGGAGGAGGAAGCCTTCTTTGTAGGTGACGGTACAGGAAAGCCAACAGGCATTCTTAATGCGACAGGAGGCGGCCAAGTTGGTGTTACTGCGGCAAGTGCCACTGCCATCACTTTGGATGAGGTATTAGATTTATTCTACAGCTTGAAAGCACCTTATCGTAATAAGGCAGTATTCGTAATGAACGATGCCACAATAAAGGCTATTCGTAAATTGAAAGACGGTAATGGGCAATACCTATGGCAACCTTCCATCCAGGCAGGAACACCTGATATGATCCTTAACCGTCCGCTGTACACCTCAGCATATGTACCTACTATTGAAGCAGGTGCAAAGACTGTGGTATTCGGTGATTTTAGTTATTACTGGGTGGCAGACCGTCAAGGACGAGTATTCAAACGCTTAAATGAACTCTATGCTGTCACAGGTCAAGTAGGATTTATTGCGACTCAACGAGTTGACGGAAAGCTTATCTTACCGGAGGCCGTTAAGGTACTCCAACAGAAAGCCTAACGGAGGTGCTTTATGAGTTATAACACGAAGAACTATACCGAACAAGGCGGAGAAAAAACTGTTATCGGTGGCGTTTTAGAAATTAAAGAGGGGGCCTCGGTTACGGGGCTTCCTGTTCTTGAAAATCAGGCAGACAGCATAGCTACCGATGTTGCTGGATTAGTTACGGACTTCAATTCTCTGCTCGCCAAACTAAAGGCAGCGGGGCTTATGGAGACTGACTAAGGTGGAATGTAAAGGAGGTTGGTAGTATGGCAGTGGCAGATAATCTCTTGCCTAAAGTTAAAGCGAACTTAATTTTAACGCATGATCAGGATGATTCCCTCCTTATTGGATTTATCACTGCTGCAGTTTCATATGCACAGAGCTATCAGCATGTTCCTGAAAACTATTATGAAACCCATGCCATGCCTCCAACAACAGAACAGGCAGTGATTATGTTGTCGAGTCATTTCTATGAAAGCAGGGATGGCTCGACGGCAGGTTTCTTTGCAGATAGTGTACAGGCGGGGCAACAAGTATGGAACACAGTGAACTTACTTTTACGACTTGACCGAGAGTGGGGTGTTTAGTATGAGTTTTGGAAAGATGAACACCTTCATCGATATCATCTGTACGGTACCAATAAAGGATGAGGAAGGCTTCGCCACAAAAGGTGACAACATACTCGCTAGTGTACTTGCTTATAAGGAAGATCGGCATGGCAGTGAACGGTGGACGAATATGGCATCATTTTCATCTGCAACTTCCCTATTCAGGTTCAGGAAAATCTTCGGACTTAAGGTGACGAATGAAATGGTCATCGTCTGTGATGATGGAAGATATCAGATTTTAAGTGTTGAGGATGTAAGAAATCGAGGAATGTATGTCGAGGTTTTAGCTGAAAAGCTAGAACCAACTGTGAGGTGATGGATATGGCAAAAGCGAATATAAAGATGCCAGAAGAATTCCTTTTAAAGGTATCTCGATTAGCTGACCAGACCGATGTGATTCTTCCTAAGGTTTTGGAAGTTGGCGGTGAAGTGGTGCTGGATAAAGTTAAAGGAAATCTAAGTAAGGTGGTTGGCAAGGGCACGAAATATCCATCTAAAAGTACGGGCGAGCTGCTATCTTCATTAGGACTCTCGAGTGCAAAGCAGGATAGAAACGGTAACTTCAATGTAAAAGTTGGCTTTGCTGAGCCGCGATCTGACGGTGAGAGCAATGCTAAACTTGCCAGCATCATCGAATATGGCAAACATGGTCAGCCTGCAAAACCCTTCCTAAAGCCTGCGAGGAATTCATCTAGGAAACCTTGCATCAACGCAATGGTCGCCAAGCTGGAGGAGGAGATCGAGAAAATATGAATATTTTAGAGGAATTGAATACCCTTGTTTCCACTATACCGCTTCCCGTGGAAACCGGGGTTTTTTCAGGTTTGGCACCAGATGAGTATGTCGTGATTCTCCCTCTTTCGGATATTTTTGAAGTTCATGCTGATAACCGTCCAGGCTTTGATGTGCAGGAAGCGAGGATATCACTGTTCTCTAAAAATAACTATCTAAGGCGGAAAAGACAGCTCACAACTTCTTTAATAAATGCAGAGTTTACTGTGACAGAACGAAGATATATCGGTCACGAGGATGATACTGGATATCATCATTACGCCATCGATGTGGCTAAAAACTATAGATTGGAGGAATAACACATGGCAACGATCGGTCTTGATAGACTGTACTATTCAAAAATAACCGAGGACGCTAACGGTGAGGAAACTTATGCCCAACCTTCTGTACTTGCAAAAGCCATCACTGCTGAACTCTCGGTAGAACTGGTGGAAGCAATTCTGTATGCTGACGATGGCGCAGCTGAGGTTGTGAAAGACTTTAATAGCGGTACTCTCACTCTCGGTGTAGACGACATTGGCCCGACAGTCGCAGCGGATTTAACTGGAGCTTCTACTGATGACAACGGGGTATTAATCTCAGCCAGTGAAAACGTGGGTACACCAGTTGCAGTAGGGTTTCGTGCGCAAAGGGCTAACGGAACATACCGCTATTTTTGGCTGTATCGCGTTAAGTTTGGACTACCAGCTACCAACTTACAGACAAAGGCTGATTCCATTACCTTTTCAACACCCACCATTGAAGGAACTGTTATGCGTAGGAATAAGCTGGATGGATTGGGCAAGCACCCATGGAAAGCGGAAGTTACAGAAGGTGATCCGGGTGTTTCATCGACCACCATAACAGGCTGGTTCACTGAGGTCTATGAACCTGTATATACACCTGAACCATAGGAGGAGAAATAATGGATAATGAAAGAAGTGCCTCAATCAACATAGGTGACAAAGAGTATGAACTGGTTTTAACTACACGTGCAACAAAGGCCATTGCCGGTCGTTACGGTGGTCTTGAAAACCTTGGAGAAAAACTGATGAAATCAGAAAACTTCGAGATGGCACTGGACGAGATTGTTTGGCTAATCACGCTGCTTGCAAACCAGTCCATTTTGATTCGCAATCTTAAGAATAAGAACGCACCAGAAGAATTGTTGACAGAGGAAGAAGTGGAGCTTCTTACTTCACCGCTTGACTTAGCGGCATATAAAACTGCAATTACCGAGGCGATGTTCAAAGGTACAAAGAGAAATGTAGAAAGTGAGGAGGAAACTCCAAAAAACGTGGAAGTCGGGTAACGGACGCTGAGGTCTTTACCCGGCTTCTTTATTATGGAACGGTTCAGATGGGCATGGAAGCAGAGGAATTCTGGCTTATGCCAATTGGGCTGTTTTTTGATTTATGGACTTGCCACAAGCAATGGCATGGTATTGAAAAACCAAAGAAAACTCGGACCATTGACGATATTATCCCACTAGGCATATAGGAGGAGGTGAAGGGATGGCGGACAATTTTGGATTAAAAATAGGTGTCGAGGGTGAGCGAGAATTTAAGAAGGCACTCTCGGAAATTAATCAATCATTTAAGGTACTAGGTAGTGAAATGGCCCTTGTAACCAGTCAATTTGATAAGAATGATAAATCCATTCAATCGATCACGGCACGAAATGCCGTTTTAAATAAAGAAATTGACGCACAGAAAGAAAAGATTTCAACCCTTAAGGCTGCCCTTGACAATGCCTCCTCCTCTTTCGGTGAAAATGACCGCCGCACCCAAAACTGGCAGATCCAATTAAATAGGGCTCAGGCAGAACTGAATCTAATGGAGCGTGAACTAGAAGAGTCCACAATTGAAGCGGATAATCTCGGTGAAGAGTTAGAGGATTCTGGTAAAAGTGCAGAGGATGCTGGTGGCAGGTTTGAAAAGCTTGGGGGTGTACTTAAGGGAATTAGTGTGGCGATGGGTGCGGTTGCCGTTGCCGCTGGAGCCGCGGCTATTAAGTTAGGTAAAGAGGTAGTTACTCAGTTCGGAGAATTAGAACAAAACCTAGGTGGATCGGAGGCGGTTTTTGGTGCATACGCTGCATCGATTCAGAAAACGGGTGAGGAAGCTTATAAAAATCTTGGGGTTTCCCAAAGTGAGTATCTTGCGACCGCCAACAAAATGGGTGCGTTGTTCCAAGGTTCTGGTATACAGCAACAGAGAAGTCTTGAGCTAACTGAAAAGGCTATGCAACGTGCGGCAGACATGGCATCTGTTATGGGTATAGATATGTCTTCTGCATTGGAGGCGGTCACAGGTGCGGCAAAGGGTAACTTTGATATGATGGATAACTTGGGTGTTGCGATGAACGCTACCAATATCGAAGCCTACGCACTTGCAAAAGGTCTGGATTTCACTTGGAACACCGCCACACAAGCGGAAAAGGCTGAAGTAGCCATGCAGATGTTTTTTGAGAACACAGAGCAGTATGCAGGCAACTTTGCGAGAGAGTCAACGGAGACAATCTCCGGTTCTATTGGATTGCTACAGGCCGCACTTGGCTCATTTACAGCCGGACTTGGTAATGCCAATGCTGATATGACGAATCTGACTGAGAACCTTGTTGATGCTTTCGAGGCGGTTGTCACTAACATAGTACCGGTTTTAGAAAATATCGTAGCCGCCTTACCAACAGCGACAGGCGCAATATTAGCGGCGGTTGCAGACTTGCTACCAATGCTTCTTGAATTAGTTACAAATATATTTGCGCAAGTACTGGAAACAATTTTAAATCTTTTACCAGAACTTATCCCAGCAGCAGTAAGTGCTCTAATGACGATTGTTGGAGCGTTAATTGATAACCTTCCGCTACTGATAAATGCAGCAATCGAACTAGTAACAGCACTAGTGGAGGGGATCGGCATCGCTTTACCACAACTCATCCCTGCGGCAGTTTCTGCTGTTATGCAGATTGTCCAAGGATTGATGGATAACCTACCACTCATTTTGGATGCCGCTTTGCAGTTGATTATAGGATTAGCAAAGGGATTGGTAGACGCAATACCTCAGCTTACTTCTGCATTGCCTGTCATCATCAAAGCAATAGTGGATTTTATCATTAAATCTATTCCGCAGATTATTGAAGCGGGTATTCAATTATTGTCCTCACTGGTTACAGCTTTGCCTACCATTATTACAGCAGTTGTGGAAGCAATTCCGCAAATTATCGACAGTATCATCAATGCTGTTATTGGCTCGATTCCTTTGATTATTGATGCAGGTATCCGGCTTCTAGTTTCACTCATTCAGGCATTGCCGCAGATTATTACTACTGTTGTAGGTGCTATTCCCAAGATTGTTAGCTCGCTGGTCAATGCCGTTATTGGTAACATCGATAAGATTATCTTAGCGGGTGTACAACTGTTTGTGGCATTGATTGCAAACCTACCAAGGATAATCGTGGAGATTGTTAAAGCAGTACCGCAGATTATCTCTGGACTGATCAAAGCCTTTACTGGCTATATCGGTCAAATGGCTCAAGTGGGTGGCAATCTGATTAAAGGTCTATGGCAAGGTATTTCAGACGCAGGGGCATGGCTATGGAGTAAAATATCTGGATTTTTCGGAAATGTTGTTTCAAGGATTAAAGACTTCTTCGGTATCCGCTCTCCTTCAACCCTATTTGCTGGAATTGGCCGCAACATGGGTGAAGGTATCGGTGTAGGTTTTGAGGATGCAATGACAGCAGTTTCAAGGGATATGCAAAATGCAGTGCCAACCAGCTTTGACTTTAATTACAGAGGTGTATCTGGGCAAGGCAATGCCACTGGTGCAAGCATCACTCAAAACATTTCTGTAGTGACACCTAAGGCTCTATCAGAAAAAGAACTAGCACGGGAGTTTAAGAACCTATCCCGTAAACTGGCACTTGAATTGTAAAGGAGGTACGGCAATGGAACTAACATATACCAATAGAGATGGAGAGAGTATTACGCTAAAGCAAAGCCGACCGTACTTTCTTACGAAGATAGATGGTACTGGCAACATCCGTCAAACTGTTAACACTTTCAAGGCGCCAGACCAAGATGGCGCTTTTTATATTTCCTCCACACTAGATATGCGAAACATAACGATTGAAGGTACGGTTGTTGCTGATACTCCCGATGAAGCCTTTAAAAGGAGACAACGATTCCTTCAAATATTCAGCCCAAAGCTACTAGGGACCCTTCAATACCGTGACCGACAGATATCCTGCGTGGTGGAGGAGGCAGGTTTTAGTGTTTCTAATCGGCAACGAATACCAAACTTCTTTGTCAGTCTGCTCTGCCCATCCCCTTTCTTTGAGACATTAAATGAGGTGCGAGAGGAACTGGCATCATGGATACCGCTATTTGAGTTTGAATTGGAAATTCCAATGACTGGGATGGAGTTCGGAATGCGTCAACCTAGCCAAATCATTACGGTGGAAAATATAGGGGATGTATCTTGTGGATGCGAGATAGTGTTTAGGGCCTTAGGTACTGTGTCGAACCCTGAACTATTAAACATAGACACGGGAGAATATATCCGACTTCTCACTACAATGAGCGCTGGGGATGAACTTCGTGTATATACCCATTTCGCTGGTAAGCGTGTGATCCAAGTTGATGGTTCAACGGTTACAAATGCTTTTTCACTGTTGGATACCAATTCGGTGTTCTTTCAACTGGCGGCAGGCCTTAATACACTGAGATACGATGCTTCTGTCAATATGGAATTGTTAGAGGTTAGTATTTACTTTCGTCCGCAGTTTCTGGGGGTGTGAAAATGGAACTGTATATCTACAATTCAAACCGGGAGCTTGCAGGCATTGTTGAATCCTTTGAGTACTTACGCTGGACGAGACGCTATTCCCAGTGTGGCTCATTTGAGTTAAAGGCGATAGCAACTCCAGAGAATACAGAACTCTTAAAGGAAGGGAATATCATCTGGAAAAATGATGATGAGGAAGCCGGGATCATTGAGCATCTGGAACTTTCTCAAACCGAGCATGAAATTATTACTGCAAGTGGTCGTTTTGCAACTTCCTTCCTCTCCCGCCGCATTGTTTGGCAAACGGAGAAACTGTCTGGTGACATATCTGTCTGTGTGGAGCAGTTGATAAATAATAATCTTATCAATCCTTCTGATACAGCAAGGAAGATTTCAAACATAACCTTTTCTGCTCCAAACTTAAATGTTCCCATCAGCACACAAATATCGTATAGAAATTTGATGGATGCGGTGACAGGACTATGTGTTGCTTCAGATATTGGCATTAAGACCGTGTTCTCTCCTGCGACAGGGGGATTTACCATATCGTTGTATAGAGGAAAGGAATCACAAGCAGTATTTTCTAAGGAATATGAAAATCTTACGGAACAGATTTATACAATAAGTGCAGGAGATTATGCCAACACTGCCCTTGTTGCTGGTGAAGGAGAAGGCACAGAGCGAACCTTTATTTCGATTACAGGTGGCTCAGGTGAGACAAGACATGAAATTTTTGTGGATGCTAAGGATTTGCGGGCGGAAGACTTTGGTTCGGATTACATTGATACACTAATCTTTCGAGGTCAAAGTAAGCTTAGTGAGCAGGCAATACGCTATTCATTTGATACATCAGTCAATCCACACGGCAATTTAACATATAAGATAGACTTCGATCTTGGGCAGACCGTCAAAGTTATTTCCAAAGCATGGGGTGTATCCATGACGACACGTATCACCGAAGTCGAGGAAACCTATGACGCAGACGGCCAGAGCATCAGTGTAGTGTTTGGAAAAGCGGAGTTAACGATAGCACAAAAAATCCGCTCTGACTTAAGCGAGGTTAAAACAGCGATATTTGCTCCAACGGGCATATCCGAAATTGCACAGGCTATAGGGACCGTGGAGGAAACGTTGGGAATTGTGGAGGAAACCTTAGGTGACTTGACTGAGGTAGATTCAGAGATTCAAGGAGACAGCGTAGCATCTACTATCAATAATCTGTATGGTAAACTACCAGCACTCGAAATCAATGTGGGCGGAGGTACTATATCCATTGGACAATATGCGTTGTACCATATGAACTCTGGGGATGCCTTTTATTTCACCTCATGGAGTGGCAATAAGTTTAGTGACCAGCCAAGTGATGACGGTCATGTCTTTTTGGTAAAGCATAACGGGGATAACACGGGGAATGGCTATCAGCGGGCAATGGGTTTCTTTATTTCTCGTAATACCATGACATTTTATGTGATTTCTGTTTTCGTATTTAACAACCCTTCTGGTCAAGCAAACTGGCTTAATATCAATAACGAACCTGTAACTACTGCAAGGATTGCCAATGGAGCAGTCACTGGCTTGAAAATTACAGACCGTACAATTACAGCCACTAAACTGGCTTCTTCCTTTAGCGACTACTCAACTACAGAACAAAACACAGGGCGGCTATGGATAGATGGCAAGACGATTTATCGTAAAGAGATAAATCTCGGTTCGCTTACGGATACAACACCAAAACATGTACCTCATGGTATAGCAAACCTCAGCACTGTTGTCAGTTTAACCGGTTTTGTCACGAATGGGAGTGTTTTCTTGCCACTGCCCCTTGCTCGTTACAACAACTTTGCATCTCAAATCGGACTCTTCGTGAATATGACCGACATTGTAGTCGAACCAGGCAATGATAGAACTGCATATACAGGCTATGTAGTTATAGAGTACACAAAAACCGTTTAGTAAGGAGGGAATAGTTTATGGAGAAAAGTGGATTTTTCAACTCATCTGATGGAGATAGAATCTATGACGCAACAGATTTCGCTGCATATTTTGGAAGCCTTGTCTCGAATGGTGTATTTTATTCTACACCAACAAACCTTCTGGTGTCTCCAGGGATTGGGTTGGTAGTGAGCATAGCAGCGGGCAGTGCGTGGATTAATGGTTATCGATATGAAAATACGGATGTTTTAAACAAACCCCTTGCTACAGCAGACGGAAGCAATCCTCGCATAGACAGGGTTGTGGTTCGTTTAAGTCAAATTACGAGAAGCATTCAGCTCGCCATTGTTACTGGTACTCCAACGGCATCGCCCATAGCTCCGGAATTGACAAGAACAAGCGATGTCTATGAACTAGGTATTGCTGATGTTCTAATACCTTCAGCTGCTACATCGATTTCAGCAAATAACATTATTGATACTCGGTTGAATACTAGTCTTTGCGGGTTGGTAAACTCGCTAGTTTCTGCGGTTTATGAATAGGAGGTGAATATAAGTGGCGGATATTAACGGCATCACTCTGCAGGCGGGTTCCAGCCCGACCGTTTATTACACGATTACTTATACTAAAAGCCGACCTAATAATAGCCAGATGACATACAACTTTACCATATCCGCTGCATTGGGTTCTTCAGGTTCCTTCATCCATAATGGTTATGCATTGCTTTGTACAATGACTGTAAATGGATCTTCTTCGCAGGTGCGAATCAAAGCGGCGGACGGGGATAACTGGGATGGAACTACACCAAGACTCAGGTATGTTTCGGTGACCTGTGCTTCTACTACAGGTAATGCAACCCAGCCAGTCACATTCAAAGTGGTATCTGATGGGCGATTGCCATTATCCTCTGGTGTAATTACCAATTCGAGTTATACGGTATTAAGCTCTCCATTGCTTACTACAGCATGTGGAGCACCGACATCTTGTACGGTTTCCCCGACACTTGCGGAAGGGGATGTGACTCTTTCTTGGAGTGGTGCTTCTGGGGGCATCAATAATACGATTTCTAGTTATGAGATTCAATATAGTGATTCTGCCGATAACATCACATGGGGAGCATGGACTGCTCTGACAACTGTGACCACCACAGCATCAAGTGGCAGTGTATCAGTAGCACCGCCCTCAACGCGAGGTAATTACCGAAGATTTCGTGTACGAACCCGTGGTACAGCAGGAGCTAGTTATTACTCTAGCTGGAAAGTATCCACAAACAGCGTCCGCAGGAATACGGTACCAAAGCCAGCAACGACTGCTGTTGCCTCCCCTGCGGCATATAGTAATGAGACTATCACACTTACTTGGAGCGGAGCGTCTAGCGGTACCAGTCCAATTAAGGGGTATCAAATTGCCAGTCGCACATCCACGGATAACAGCACATGGAGTGCGTGGAATGTGTTGACCATGTTGACATTGGCAGCAAGCGGTGGTAGCTATAATCCAATTGTATCGAGGACCCCAGGAACATATACACAATTTGGTATTTGGACAATTGACACATTTGATGTTTACTCAATAGAGAAAATCAGTAATAGCATTTATTGCAACATCACTGCCTGTGCAGCACCGACTGCCTGCACGGTAAGTGCAACATTATCTGAAGGAAACGTTACTCTTTCGTGGAGTGGAGCAGCTGGTGGCGCAGGTAATCCCATCACTTCCTACGAAATACAATATAGTGATTCGCCAGATAATAGCAATTGGGGTGCTTGGTTGGCATTGGCGATAGTCAATACTTCTGCAACAAGCAGTATTTTAAATGTCAGTCCACCTGCTACACGTGGCCATTATCGTCGGTTCCGAATAAGAACCCGTGGTACAGCTGGAGAGGATTTTTACTCAGGCTGGACTATTACCAGTAATACTGTTCGTAAAAACATACTACCAATACCGCCGACTTCTTTTACCGCAAACCCTCCTATCTATGAAGTAAATACAATAAACCTTTCGTGGAGTGGAACGGTACCTGGAACCAGCTCCATCAAGCAATATGTTATTCAACAGGCCACTTCGATAGATGGACTAAATTGGTCTGCTTATGAAGCACTGACGACAGTTATTTCCAATGCGACTTCAGGCACTCTTCAGGTAAATGCCTCACAGGTTGCCGGTAGATATACTCGTTATCGAATCAGCGTCACAGATGCACTTGATGCAGTGTCTGCCTATGTTGTTAGTAACGCGGTAAAGAAAAACAGCCCGCCTGTAGCACCGATAGTGGACTGTCCAATGTCTGGCAATTTTACTTATAATGCTACACCACGTTTTATGATCACAACAGGAATTGAACCGGATGGACAAACACAAATAGTGGAGGTAAGGATTGACTCTGGTTCATGGCAAAACAGCGTAGACAATCCTGAGCGGTTTTCTGTAAGCGGCTATCTTGGTAATGGGGTCAAGACAATTTACCAAGCTGAACCGCTTTCTGCAGGTAATCATACGGTTACCTTCCGTTGTCTTGACAGTGATATCGAATCAGCAAGTATAGAAGTTGTTCGTACTTTTACGATATTGGCATTACCTTTTGAAATCATTACTCCAAATGTGACGCATGTAAAGGCAGCGCATATTCAGACGATTCGAACTGCTGTAAATAGGGTGCGTAGCTATTACAATCTATCCCCTATGACTTGGAAAGAGGAGATCATTGCAGGAAAGACCACTATTAAGAATTGGCCATTTCATATCGTTGAAATACGCAAGGCTATTGATTCGATTATGATGATGATTAATAGTTTTGATTCTTCCCATGCATTCGATATACCATCTGTCACATGGCTACCTATTGGTACAGGAAGACCTAGGGCAGATGTGATGCAACAAATTCATGACCTAATAAAAATAATGTAAAAATAAAATTCAGCGCTCTTGTCATTTGCAGGGGCGCTTTTCTATATGGAAATACACGAAACGGAGGTGTCTTTAATGAAAGAAATTTGGAATTGGATACAGCTGGCTATTGCCGCAGTCGGTGGATTTCTTGGGTGGTTTCTCGGCGGTTATGACGGATTTCTCTATGCACTGGTAGCCTTTGTGATCATTGACTACCTGACAGGTGTCTTTTGTGCAATTGCAAACAAAAAACTGTGTAGCGAAATCGGTGCTAAGGGGATTTTCAAAAAGGTACTCATCTTTATAATGGTAGGCATCGCTCATATTATCGATACACAAATTTTGGTTAGTATTGGAGAAAATAGTGGCATTTTACGAACAGCAGTAATCTTTTTCTACCTAAGTAATGAAGGAGTATCCATTTTAGAGAACGCCGGACATATTGGACTGCCTATTCCAGAAAACCTAAAATCGGTTCTACAGCAACTACATGGACGTGATGGGGAACCGCCTAAGCCTGGTGGTGGAAGATGATTGACTTAATATTTGATTAGAGGTGATTTTAATGAAGTTACGCAAACTATTACTTACGAACAATGCCTGCTATAAAGCGGGTAAAACCATAACGCCAAAGGGTATTATGGTTCACTCGACTGGTGCAAACAACCCATGGTTGAAACGCTACGTTGGCCCAGACGATGGCTTGCTAGGAAAGAACCAGTATAACAACCATTGGAATCAAGATAAACCTGGAGGTCGTGAAGTCTGCGTTCATGCCTTTATTGGTAAATTAGCAGATGGCTCCATTGCTACCTATCAAACATTGCCTTGGAATCACCGAGGTTGGCATGCTGGCGGAGCTGCGAACAATACTCATATTGGATTTGAAATTTGCGAGGACGGTTTGACTGATGCCTCGTATTTTTCTGCTGTTTACAAGGAAGCTGTGGAGCTTTGTGTACATCTTTGCAAACTCTATGGGTTTAGTGAAAAAGATATCATCTGTCACAGCGAAGGTTATAAACGAGGCATTGCCAGTAATCATGCAGATGTGATGCACTGGTTTCCTAAGCATGGGAAGAGTATGGACACCTTTCAAGCGGATGTGAAGAAACTATTAAGTGCTGAAAACAAGTCAGCAGAGCCAGTGAAAAAGAAATATTACCGTGTGCAGATTGGTGCATATTCGGACAAAGCAAATGCTGAGGCACAGCTTGCCAAAGCTAAAAAGGCAGGCTTTACGGATGCATTTATTAAGTATGATTAATCAAAAGGGCGAGTTAAAAACGGTGTTGCTTGATTTTCACAAAGTCTCTCAAATAAATTATTAAACAATTAATTTATCTAGCCTGTGGGGGTTCTTCCCTTGCAGGCTCTTTTTTTATGCCTTGATTTAATTAAGTTTTACAAATCCTCAACTTCGACCTGTTCCCACGGCTATTAGGTAGGAGGTGATTCCTAGTGAATCAGCACGAGGATAAAAAAGTTACGAAGATTTCGGATGAGGTTATAGACAAAAGCACCACCGCATTTAAGAGAGTATCACAGGAACAGTTACAACGTGAGTTTGATTATATCCAGGCAGAAAAATTGCTGAGAAAGATGCTCGAAAAAGGCTTAATAACTGAAGTGGAATTTAACAAGATAGACGTATTAAACCGCCAAACTTTCTCCCCTTTTTTAGCAGAGATAATGCCCTATAATCGTTGATATATAAGGGTTTCAAAGGTAATATGTGACCTACCAAGAAGGAGGTGAGAGGATGAAAAAGATAACGAAAATAGAAGGAAATATGGCCAACTCTTTTATTAAGCCAAAAACCCGAGTAGTTGCCTACTGCCGAGTTTCAACAGATAGTAATGAACAGCTAGTCAGCTTGCAAGCACAAAAGGCCCATTATGAGACCTACATAAAGGCGAATCCAGAATGGGAATATGTAGGCCTATATTATGACGAGGGAATCAGCGGCACGAAAAAGGAAAACCGCTCTGACCTACTTAGAATGTTATCAGACTGTGAAACTGGGAGAATTGACTTAATCATTACAAAGTCCATCAGCCGATTTGCGAGAAAAACTACAGACTGCTTGGAGATGGTTCGAAAACTGTTAGGCCTTGGGGTTCATATCTATTTTGAGAAGGAAAACATCAATACGGGTTCAATGGAAAGCGAATTGATGCTCTCAATTTTAAGCGGACTCGCTGAAAGTGAGTCAATTTCCATTTCGGAAAATACGAAGTGGGCCATTCAAAGACGATTTCAAAACGGAACCTTTAAAATTTCCTACCCACCCTATGGCTATCAAAACATTGACGGTCAGATGATAGTAAACCTCAAGCAGGCTGAAGTTGTGAAGTATATTTTTGCAGAGGTATTATCGGGCAAAGGCACACAGAAAGTTGCAGATGACCTTAATCAAAAGGGTATCCCTTCAAAAAGAGGCGGTCGTTGGACAGCTACTACGATTCGAGGGATTCTGACCAATGAAAAATATACTGGCGACGTAATTTTGCAAAAGACTTATACTGACAGCCATTTTAACAGGCACACCAATTGTGGTGAGAAAAATATGTATTTAGTAGAAAACCACCATGAGGCAATTATCAGTCATGAGGAGTTTGAAGCTGTGGATGCCATTCTTAATCAGAGAGCAAAAGAAAAAGGCATCGAAAAACGCAACAGCAAATATCTAAACCGATATTCTTTCTCCAGTAAAATTATTTGCTCGGAATGTGGCAGTACCTTTAAAAGACGGATTCATTCATCTGGAAGAAAATACATTGCTTGGTGCTGCAGTAAGCATATAAGCAATATAACGGAATGTTCCATGCAGTTCATACGAGATGATGATATAAAGACTGCATTTGTCACGATGATGAATAAACTCATTTTCGGTCAGAAATTCATATTAAGACCACTTTTGAATGGGTTACGTAACCAGAACAATGTGGCAAGTTATCGCAGAATTGAAGAGTTGGAAACTAAGATTGAAAACAACATGGAGCAGAGCCAGATGTTGACGGGTTTAATGGCCAAAGGATATCTGGAACCTGCTCTATTTAATAAAGAAAAGAATTCACTGGAAGCAGAAAGAGAAAGACTTCTTGCTGAAAAGGATCAACTTACTCGTTCCGTCAATGGCAATTTTGCAAAAGTAGACGAGGTTGACCGTTTGCTTAAGTTTGCCACTAAGTCCAAAATGCTCACAGCCTATGAGGATGAGTTGTTTGAAAACTACGTAGAAAAGATTATTGTTTTTTCACGAGAGGAAGTCGGATTTGAATTAAAATGTGGAATCACATTGAAGGAAAGGGTGGTGAATTAGATGGGGCACACACCCTTTGGATATAGAATTGAAGATGGAAAGGCTGTTGTGGATGAAAGAGCATCAGAGCAGGTAAAAGAATTATATTCAGGATATTTGGCAGGACTTTCTTTGAAGGATGCTACTAAACAAGCTGGGATAAACTGCTACCACGCCACAGCAAGTAAGATGTTACAGAATAAGTGCTACCTTGGAGATGAATTCTACCCTCCAATTATTGATGAGGAGACCTTCGAAAAAGCTAAAGTAGAAAAACAAAAACGAGCAGTAAAGCTCGGAAGGATATGGGAACCTAAAGATGAACCAGAGAAGGATTATCCTGTAAAGTTCAAAGTAAAACCTCTGGTGCAAAAATATGAAGATCCATACAAGCAGGCGGAATATGCTTACAGTCTGATAGAAAGTGAGGTGTAACAAGTGGCGGTAAGTAGGAATGTAACAGTGATTCCGGCAATTAAACGGGTTGGAAATAATAAAAATAGTGAAAGCAAACCCAAAATACGAGTGGCTGCTTACTGTCGTGTTTCAACGGATAGTGAAGAGCAGGCTTCAAGTTATGAAATTCAGATCGAGCATTATACAAAATATATTAAGAAGAACAAGGAATGGGAACTGGCAGGTATTTTTGCAGATGACGGCATCACAGGTACAAATACCAAGAAGCGTGAAGAGTTCAACCGCATGATTGAAGAATGTATGGCAGGAAAAATTGACATGATTATCACAAAATCCATCAGCCGATTTGCCAGAAACACGTTGGATTGCCTTAAATACATCCGTCAGTTAAAGGATAAAAACATAGCGGTATTCTTCGAGAAAGAGAATATCAACACCATGGATTCTAAGGGTGAAGTATTGCTGACCATCATGGCATCCCTTGCCCAACAGGAAAGTCAATCCTTAAGTCAGAACGTTAAGCTGGGAATTCAGTATCGATATCAGCAAGGCGAAGTCCAGGTCAATCACAAGCGTTTCCTTGGTTACACCAAGGATGAAAACAAGCAATTAGTGATTGACCCAGAGGGTGCTGAGGTTGTTAAACGGATTTACAGGGAGTACCTAGAGGGAGCCAGCCTTTTACAGATAGCAAGAGGACTAGAAGCAGACGGTATTCTAACAGCGGCAGGCAAAGCCAAATGGAGACCAGAAACACTGAAAAAGATACTGCAGAATGAAAAGTACATCGGTGATGCCCTTCTACAAAAAACATATACGGTTGATTTCCTTTCTAAAAAGCGAGTCAAGAATAACGGCATCGTTCCCCAGTATTATGTAGAAAACAGCCATGAGCCTATCATTCCACGAGACCTTTTTATGCAGGTTCAAGAAGAGATGGTTCGAAGAGCAAATCTTCGCGGGGGCAAGGACGGTAAAAAGCGGGTCTATAGTAGTAAGTATGCTTTATCGAGTATTGTTTACTGTGGACAGTGCGGTGATATTTACCGCCGGGTACACTGGAATAACCGAGGTTACAAGTCTATTGTTTGGAGATGCGTCAGCCGTCTGGAGGAGAAGGATTCTGAATGCACTGCCCCTACCATAAACGAGGAAACATTGCAGACAGCAGTAGTTAAGGCTATTAACGAACTTTTGGCTAACAAAGAACCCTTCATCCAGGCGTTGCAGAAAAACATAACTACTATACTTAGTGAAGAAAATGATAATGCCACCAATGATATTGATAGCAAATTGGAAGAATTACAACAACAGCTTCTTATCCAAGCAAAATCCAAGAATGACTATGAAGATGTGGCTGATGAAATCTACCGCCTTCGAGAATTGAAGCAAAATGCACTTGTTGAAAATGCAGAGCGTGAAGGAAAAAGGCAACGAATCGCTGAAATGACTGATTTCTTTAATGAACAATCCTGTGAGTTAGAGGAATATGATGAGCAGTTAGTAAGGAGGCTTATAGAAAAGGTTACAGTACACGATAATAGAATTGAAGTAGAATTCAAGTCTGGCATTAGTATAGACGTTGAAAATTGAAATGAAAAACAAAATGTTATTAGAATCTAACACCTTGCTGAAATGGAGGGCACTGAAAAACTTACGTTTTTTAGTTGTGTAAATGAAATTCAATACAAAAAAGGCAAATCGCCGTCTTATTTGGACGATAATTTGCCTTTTTCTTCCTCTCTTTTTTACTCTTTTTCGCTCAGAAGTTTTAGTATTCGCTTGAGGTTGACTACAAATATCGCTGTAGCTCCT